GCATATTAATTACTATACCAACAATACTGTTGAGATGCTTAAAAAAGAATCCCAAAAAATTTCTAAAAGAAAACTATTAGACGTAGCTACAATATCAGTTAATAATGATAAGGTCTTAGGAAAGATTATAGCTGATGCATATAAGAAGGTGGGTAAAGATGGGGTGGTGACTGTTGAGCGTTCTCAAACAGCCGAGACTTATGCAGAGGTAACTAACGGGATTAAAATAAATAGAGGATATACTTCTAATCTATTTATTAATAATCAAAAAAAGGATGAGTGTATTATGGAAGATGTGAACATCTTGGTATGTGATAGTGAGATAAGCAATATACTTCAATTAGAAAATATATTAAAACACATAATCAATAAAGGAGAAAAATTATTAATAATAGGAACATGTACCACTAATGTTATAAATACCCTTGCTGCAAATGTGGTGAGAAATGGATTAAAGTTTTGTAATATCCTACCTCCCCAGTTTGGTTATAAGCAGCACGAGTTAATGCAAGACATAGCTTTGGCAGTAGGTGCTAAATATTATTCTGAAAAGACTGGAGATGATTTAAGTCTTATGACTCCTCATGATTTAGGGAGAGCTGATAAGATTATTGTAGGACAAGATACCACGGTTGTAATTAAAGAAGGAGAAATTAGCCAGGAAATAAAACAGCGTATAAGCGAATTAAAGGAGCAACAAGAAAATACTAAAGATCCTGTATCAAAAAACTTTATAAATGAACGAGTAGCGAGCTTAGCAGGAGGAATCGGGTGCATTTATGTGGGAGGAAACTCTGATGTAGAACAAAAAGAAAAATTTGACCGAGTCGATGACTCGGTATGCGCGGTACGCAGCGCCTTACAAGAAGGCATTGTTCCAGGCGGAGGGTTAGCCTTATATAAATTAGCTGATGAGCATTGGGTAGATTGCGGATGTGGGCAGGAGGCAAACGCTAATGCAGATAAAAACCAAGAAGCCGCCTTATCTATTTTGTCTGATGCGCTAAAAGCCCCTCTATATCAAATACTACTAAATGCAGGATTGGATGTGGGAGAGATTATGTCTTTTGAAGGGATAGATCGTGAAACATTTAAGGCTGATAACTTAGGGTATGATGTAAAAAATGAAAAATATGGTGATATGTTAAAGATGGGGATAATTGATCCTGTAAAAGTTACACGACATGCATTGATTAACGCAATTAGTGTAGCTACCACAATCTTAAGTACTAACGCTATAGTGACACACGCAAGAAAACATGAAGAAAAGGAAGCTTAATTCTAAAAATCCTAAATATATTCCTGAGTCTGATAAAAAAACAGAAAAAACCACAAAGAAGCTCATAGCCAGTAAAGGTAAAGTAAAAGTTTACGCAATATTTAAAGAAAACCACTAATATGCAACCCATTGGAAAATATATAGCCTTAATTCCTATAGAAGAAGAGTTAAAAACAAAATCAGGCATCCTATTATCAGCTCAAGATGTAGATGAGTTTAGGTATAAAAAAGGAAAAATTATAAAACCTGGCAGTGATGTGCAGGTTATAAAAGAAAAAGACTTAGTTTATTATGATCGTAATGCTGGACATACGATGCTTATAGAAAATGAACAAGTTACTATTATTCAAGAGAGAGACGTCGTTGTTGTTTTATAAAATTATTCATATCTACAATTTTTTGCCGATAAACTTTATCCATATAACTAACATTTACTTTAAATAAAGGATTAACAGCAGGATGTTCTCCAATTATATCTCCATTTAATTTTTTATATATAGTATTGACGGCCATTTTAGCCTTATAGGTTAATTCATAAAGAGTAGCGTGTCTTCCCCTGCGTCTTCTCCACACATGTATCCATCCATCTCTAAGCAAAGAGTTAAACCGATTTATATCCCAAGACATCACTTCTTCAAAGTCTTTGAATTTAGTTTTGTTAAAGTATTCTTCGCTGTAAAGGAAAAACAGCATGTCTAAATCTGGTGTAGTTAACCCATATTTAGCCTTTGCCCAATATCGGACTACTCGCCAATATTTTAAATAGTTGTAGGTAGGCATCTCTGAATTGAATTAAATTAAATTTGTATCTTTGTCTACAAATATAACAAGAAATTATGAAAGGATATAATTCAAACAGGATGAGTTCTGGAGCTGGAAGAAGGACTCAGAGAAAACAACTCCAAGAAGGTGGTAGACTTCAAGAAGGAAGGAAACAAATAAAATGAAAGAAAAAATTATAAAATTTGTAAAAGATGCTTGGACAGAAGTTAAGCGTAGAGTTAAAAACGTAAATGAAGAGCTTAAAGATGTAGGTAAAGCTGTTAAAAAAGTGGTTAATCAAATAGATGATGTAGGTGATGCTTTAGTTGGAGAAAAAAGAAAAGGTAGAAAAAATAATAAAAAATGATGGCAGACAAGGTTACAAGAAAATTAAACGCGATAAAAAGAAAAACAAGGAAGATTAAAAAGGCTAATAAGTTAATTCAATCTGAATCGGCTAAATTAAGAAAGAGGCTTGGGGATAAAAAATATGAAGACCTAAGAACAGGAAATGTTAAATTAGGACTTCAAGACTCTAAGACAGTACAAAGAATAAACAGAGCATATGAAGCGGTTGGTAGAAAAAAGAAAGCTATTAAACGAAAACTTAGTAAAATAGGAATGCTCAATTATCAAGGCGATAAATAATAATAATAAAACAGTATATTTGTATAATTAATAAAAACAACAAAACTATGGCACAAGGTTATAACGCAAGACTTGACGAATCATTAGGAGCAAGACATAAAGGTAAACATTCACAATCTCTTAAAGACAGAAGAGACGAAAGTAAAGCTATGTCTAAAAAACTATATGGTCACGCTTATGGCGCAGACGAGTCTATGTCTTACAGACATGCTTCTTCATGGAGAAGACATGATCATTTAAAAAAATAAAATATGAGTTTTAAAACAGTAGCAGCCAAGATTGCTCGTAAAGGCGGGTATTCTAAAAAAGCTGCATCAGCTATTTTAGCATCAGCTTCGCGTAAGGCGAGTCCTGCGGCTAAACGCAAAAACCCTAAACTGAGAAGAGTAAAGGGTAGAGCAAAAAAATAAGTATTAACTAAATTTAATCAAATGGCAAGAAAGAAAACTAAAAAAAAGGTTTCTAAGAAGTCTGCTATAAAAGATATTGAGGTACAAAGCTCAAAAGAAATAGTAGATAAAAAAGAAACAAAGGATACACAAAAAAAAGAAACAAAGGCTACCAAAAAAAGAGCTGTTGTCACAGTTCCACTTACTAAAGACAGCGTTCAAAGAGTTTTTGTAAAGCCAAAGTTTAACTATTTAAAAGCACAAGGAGTAAAATAACATGGGAAAATTATTAGAAAATTTACAGGGATGGTGGTGTAAGTTTCAATGTTGTTGGAACTGGATGGTGTCTAAGTTATTGTTTAACGTAGCCGCTTGTCCCCACAAACTATGCACTTGTAAAAAGTAGAGCATGAAAAGAACGCCTGTAATTGAATTAAATAAACAACAATCCAGGGGCTTAGGAGATACAATAGAGAAGTTCACCTCAGTAACTGGTATTAAAAAAGCTGTAGAAACAGTTGCAAAAGTAACTAACAGTGACTGCGGCTGCAAAAAAAGAAGAGACAATCTAAATGAATTGTTTCCATATGATAAATAAAAGAGATTTTTAACCCTCAAAAACAAAAAAATGGCATACCCAAAAATAACCGTCAATACTGGTTTAGTAGTAAGCTTAATAGCCAGTGACACAATCCCAATCCCAGCACCAGATTTACCTCAAATAACAGGAACAACAACAACTACCACTACTGATAAATTAGTAGATACCTCAGAAGACTTTAGCAATGTTCAAGTGGGAGATATTGTCTATAACACAACAGACAACACCTCCGCTACTGTAGTTGCTGTAGACAGTGATACAATATTAGAGGTAAGTGCAGACATCTTTACTTCTTCTGAAGATTATATAATTTTCTTAGGAGGACCTAATGGATCTGCAAGAATTAATTCAGCTGAAGGCTGTTTGCTTTACGTAGGAAGTAGCGATGCAACTATGGATATTGCAAAAGCATACGTAGATGTAAAAGTAAAAACTACCGCAGGCAGCATCGTTACATTTAGCAACTTCCCTGTAGGCGAGTATTTACCTGTTCAAGTAGTTCAGCTTTATGCAACTGGAACTGACACCGCAGCAGATAATAACTGTTTAGCAATTTGGTAATATGGCGCAGCAAATAGGAGAGAATACAAAAGTTACATTAGATCTTAAAACAATTGGAATCATAGTAGGTTTTACTATTTCTATCGTGAGCATGTATTTTGTTTTACAAGCTGACATTGCTTTGGCCATGGAAAGACCAGAACCTGAGGTTACTAAAACTGAGTTTACTTACAAAGATCAAATAATTCGTGATGCCATAATGACAACTCAAGAAGATGTCAAAGAGATGAAAGAGACTTTAAAATTATTGGAAACACGAATTTTTGAATTAACAAAAGAAAGATGAAATTATGGATAATAATATTATTTTTAATTCCCACTCTAACTTTTGCGCAATCTTTTAAAGACGGTATTGTTGTAGTTCAGTATTCTGCTGACTTTGTCAAAGCCAACGAAATAGATATTAGCAAGTTAGAAGGGGCTGACTTGATCCGTATGGCTATGACCGATCATCCAAAAATTTTTGAAAAAGAAAACATAAAGTTTCTACCTACCGTATGTCTGTATCATAACAGAAAGTTGGTAGTAAAGGTAGAAAGCGATATATCATTGAAGCTTCCCGAGAACACATTAGAAAAAATCCAAGAACATATTAACAAGATAGTAAAAAGTAAATTTTAGATATGAAAAGAAAAGACAAAACTAAACTACTAACTAATAAGGTTATACTTGTTGTAGTAGTAATAATTTTAGCCCTGTTTTGCGTAGCATCTCAGGCTCAAGAGGCACAAGAGTTAGATCCTGTAGAAGAACAAAAATTAATAGAGGGATTTGAAAAAACTCAAAAGAAAGGTAAGTTTTTTAAAAAGGTTTATGAAGACCTGTTAAGGTACGGGACTATTTATGTTGCAGGAGACATAAGCACTCCTTACCAAAAACAATCTATTGATTATATAGTTAGAACCAATCCCAGCGGGAGTCTGTATGATGTTCCTGTGGTCGAAGACGCCACTGAGTATCATGAATTTGATTACAGATACGGTTTTGGCATAAGAAGAATTGCGCGATTTGATTATGAAAATAAAGAAAAAGCCTATTATGATGGCACAGAAAAAAACGTAGCCCTATCCGCCCCTACTGCTGCATTTAACGGATGGGAGTATTTATTTCATTGGGAGCGAGAAAGAGAAAGAGGTAAGGTATTTACTAATCACCGATACTTTCTTAGGCATACAGGTAAGCATCACATTGCTAAAATCGAATCCCGCGAGGAAGGTAATGTAGGCTTTAAATACCAATCAGCTGAAGTGAGAGGAAGATTGCCAATCGGAAAAAAGTTTAGTATTTCCGCAGGAGTCATTGCCAGAACTCACCAGCAAGCTTTTGGTTATAATCCTGTAGAGATATGGCTGAATGAAACCAATGAATTTGGTAATGCTGTAAATCCTTGGTATACTTTAGGATTTGAATATGGTTATGATGACCATTTTGTTACAATAGAATATGAGGGAGAAACCATATCTGATTGGTATTGGACAGACCCTGATGGCAATGTGGTAGCACATACAGATTTAGAGTTTCGTGAGACGGTTTTTGCTGATCTCATGAATCGATACAACAGAGAACAATGGGCGCTGTTAGATGCGTTTGCGGAAGTTGCGCCAATTATCGGAGCAGACTGGTATACCTATACTGAGAAAATCTGGGTACATGCGTATGCCAATTATATATTACCTTATCATCATTATTTCAAAGGAGATGAGGCTTTTAGTTATTTAAATAGAAACAACCAAGGAATGGGTGGACCAACAATAGATGGAGATGAAGGATATGAACAATGGGAAGATTATCAGGCAGGATTAATTCTGGGCTGGAACATTAATTCAAAATTAGGTATATTTGTAGAAGGTGAATATACCAAGTTTTGGGACACCGAAATATTTAAATCAACTATTGGCTTAAACCTTGAATTGTGATAATAAGCGATCATATAACTTATGCGGAAGCTATACATTCTAATACGGCAAAACGTAAAAGAATAGACAACACACCTAATCCAACGCAAGTGGATGCGATGAAGCTTACGGCAGAACGGGTGTTTGAACCGCTGCGTGAATGGGTAGGAGGACCAATTAAAGTTAATTCGTTCTTTCGCTCTGTTGCGCTTAATGAGGCGATTGGGGGGGTATCCAGTAGCCAACACTGTAAAGGTCAAGCAATTGATCTCGATGATGTTTATGGTCGGAAGTCAAATGCAGAAATGTATCATTGGATTAAGGAAAATATTTGTTTCGACCAGCTTATATGGGAATTTGGAACGGACATGAACCCTAACTGGATACATGTATCGTATGTCTCAAAAGAGGATAATAGGAATAGATGCTTAAAAGCTTATAAGGAAAGTTATAAAACTAAATATAAAGTGATATAATTATAAGGAGCTTACAATGAAGGATTTAAAAAAAATACACGTAACATTACAGGAGATTTGGGCAGCTACTAAACCTAATGTTTATAAAAACAAAAAGAAGTATAATAGAAAGAAAAAATCCCCCGTAAGTCACAGTCAAACATATTTTAATAATGGAATAGGATTATGAGTAAAAAAAAGTTCAAAGACACGAAGGTAGGGCAGTTTTTATTGCAAAAAATTCCTAATGTAGTTGGAGCAATAGCAGGAAACACTCCTGTGGGCGGAGTTATAAAAGCTATAATTGGAGGCTCGGATATGAGCGCAGAAGATAAAGCAATAGCTCTTGAAAAGCTCAAATTGGAAGAAGCGGAAATGGAAGCCATTACCAGGCGATGGGAGGCCGATGCACAGAGTGGATGGTTAGCAGCTAATGTAAGACCATTAACATTGATATTTTTTTCTATAGCTTATATAGTTGGTTGGTATTTAGATTATCAATTAGATTCTGTAGCAGGAGTCTTATCTTTAATTGTTGGAGCATATTTCGGATCGAGAGGAATTGAAAAAGTAATGGGCAATAACAGGCATAAATAAAAAGAATGGCAAGAATTAGTACCTATGTAAATCAAGATGTTGTCCAGGCGGATGATAAATGGATTGGAACAGATGCGCGTTTTTTAAATGCAACAAAAAACTTTACTGCTCAGTCAGTAGCGGATTTTTTAAACTTAGATGCCAGGATTGAATTAGATGTTCCTCGGTTTTATTACCAAATAATAGACGCAAATATTCCAGGGCAAACAGTAAGAAACTCAGGAAGTATTACTTTTGACCCTCCGCAAGATTCGCTTGTAGCTTTTAATACGGTTGCAACCTTTAGATTAAGCAAAGCTCAAATAGGACACCCTACTGTAAATATATCTTCATGGTACAGCTCACCATTAGTTGGTTCTTCGGTTATAATCTCTAAATGCTCCGATATATCTCAGTGGGGTATATTCTCCTGGGTTTCCTCAACACAAAACGGGGTTGATGCTAATTTTTATGACATCGTTGTTGCTCATACGGCAAGCAATGGCGGCTTCGAACATAATGAAGATTATTTTATATCTTTGTTGGACTATGGAACGAATGTTCCTGGAGACAAAAATTATGTAGCAAACCTCACTCCAGCTAATGCAGTATTTGTGGTTAATCATAACTTAAACAAATATCCCGCAGTCTCCACAATAGATACGGGAGATATAGCGGTAGAGTGTAATGTGCAGTATAACAGCTTAAATCAATGTACGTTGACGTTTAATGATCAATTTACTGGAAAAGCATTTTTTAATTAGAAAATAAAGAGACAATATTATGGCAGACAATAAATTTTATGTTGACATTAACGCCTTAAACAACGAGGTACAAAATTTTAAAGTTGACAATGAATCATCAGACCCGTCAGGTTTAACTGGAGAAGGTCAGTTAATCTATAGAACAGACACAAATGTTCTTAAATATCACACAGGCTCTGATACCTGGGTAGAGGTTGGAACTGGCTCTGGCTCTGGTTCAGTAACTTCGGTTGCATTAACAGAAACAGGAACTGCCTTAACAATAACAGGCTCTCCAATAACAACATCTGGAACTTTTAATATAGCAGGAGCAGGCACATCTTCACAAGTAATACTTGGAGATTTATCCTTAGCAACATTGCCAGTAAGTGGAGTTACTTCAATAGCAACTACCGCCCCTATAACAGGAGGTACTATAACAACTACTGGAACAATAGCAATTAGTAATGCAGCAGGCACTACAGTAGGTGCGGCTGCATTAGATGCTGGGGCTGGCATAAGTTTATCAGATTCTTCTGGAGTTTATACAGTTACTAATTCAGGAGTTACAAGCATAGTGGCTGGAACTAACGTTACTATTAGTGGAGCAACTGGTGCTGTAACAATTAACGCAGATACACAAGGAGATCTAACAGCAATAGCAGCTTCAACAGATAATGACCAATTAGGTATTGAAGTTGTTAACCCAACTGGACCTATTCCAGAGGTAGGAGTAAATATTATTGGGCAAACAAATTTAGGTGCTACAGCAGCAGTTGGTGATGAGCTTCTTATTTATGATCTTGACACAACAACAAACAAATCTATTACAGTAGCTAATTTATTAGCAGCTGCTCCTCAGGGAGATCTAACAGGTTTAACAGCGGGGACAGCTATATCTATTACAGACCCTACAGGACCTGTACCTACTATAAATAACACAGGTGTAACCTCTGCGGTTGCAAGTACAGGTATTAGTGTAAGTGGTGCGACAGGAGATGTAACCTTTACCAATACAGGTGTAACCTCTGCGGTTGCAGGATCAAACATAAGTGTTTCTTCAGCAACAGGAGCAGTAACAATAGCTTACACAGGCGGCACAGGCTCAATGTCAAGCTGGATAGTATCAGACGGTACTACTACACAAACTATAGCTGATGGTAATACACTATTAGTAACTTCACCAGCAGATGATACCGCAAAAGCGGGTATTGATCCTGTTGTAAGTGCCACGGACACACTAACTTTAAATCTTGATTTAGAAGAAATAAACACAGTAACTTCAGTTGCAACTGGTGACTTCCTTATTTCTTCTGCTGTTTCAGATGATGATAACCAAAAAATCACTGTAGCAAACATTCACTTAGATCAATGGGGTGATGCAGAAGCAGATGTTGATTTTGGTGGAAACAAATTATTAGATGTTGCTGACGGTGTTGCGAGTTCAGACGGTGTTAACTTAGGTCAGGTACAAACTTTAATTGCTGGCACAGGTCAATTTAAGGGAGGGTATAATGCTACCACTGGTCTAACAACCGATTTAGGTGGAGGTAATGGTTCTTTAGATGGAGCAAGTAACATTGCTTTAGATTTAGGAGATTTCTTTGTAGTAACTGTAGATGGTAGTGCTTTTTATAGTACAGCTCTTGAGGTTGGAGATATGATCTTTGCTAACCAAGATATATCAGCATCTTCTACTCCTGCTGAATCAGTTTATACGGTTGTTATTCAAGATCAAAACATTGCAGGCGCTGGAGCAACAGATGGAGCAACAGAAAAAGGTGTAGCTGGATTTGATTCTGATAACTTTAGTGTAACAGCTAATGGTTGGGTTACTTTAGATACCACAGGAGTAACTGCAGCAGCTTATGGGTCAGCGTCTGAAACATTAACAGCAACAGTTGATGCACAAGGTCTGGTAACAGCGATGGCCGATGTTAGTATTTCTATTACAGCCTCACAAGTAAGTGATTTCTGCACAGCGGTTGCAACATGTGTGGCAGATGAATCTGCAGTAGCTACTATAGGAAATGGATCATCTAATGAAATTGATGTAACACATACTTTAGGGCAAGATGTAATAGTACAGGTTGTTGATTTAAATAATGATTATGCTCAGATTTTCCCTGAGATTCAAAGAACATCAACAACTAATGTTAAAATTTTAACTAATACGCCAATAGCCGCCAGTGGAGCGAAAGTATACATACAAAAAGTATCCTAACTTGGCCTATTTGCTTATATTTGTAATATATGGCTAATAATATTTTTTATACTAATATAGTACCAAGCGCAGACAATTCTGTAGATTTAGGTACTACTGACTCTTTAGATTTTAAAACTTTATATATTAGAACTATTGATATATATAACCAAAGAGTTAATATATCCTCTACTGGCACTTTAGCTACATTTGCAGACCACACTTCAGTAGGAGACGGAATTCAATTCTCCCACTTGGGAACAGAAATACTACGACTTGGAAATGGCAGTGATACATCTGCAACTTTTGCAGGGGACATCGCAGCAACTAGCGGTAAACTAAATATCACCAGCGATGGATCAGCTGCTAGTGGAGCAGAAATATATTTAAAACACGCTAATAATAATACCACTGATACTATAGGTACTATATTCTTTGGTAACAATGCTGATGACACTCTTTCTTTAATAGTTGCTGAAACCAACGGTGCTAATAATACAAGTAATTTAAAATTTAGAACAAGCAACGCTGGTACTTTAGAAACTGCTCTTACTTTAAACGCTGATAATAGCGCAACTTTTGTAGGTACTGTAGATATTGACACTATTAACGAAATAGGTAGTGATACAGATAAAATCCTTATGTCTGACGGTGGTACAGTTAAATATGTAACAGGTGCTAATTTATTATCTTATATAGGTGGAGGAACAGGAAGTGGCAATGTTTCAAACACTGGGACGCCACTTAATAACCAGGTAGCTATATGGACAAACGCCACTACAATAGAAGGAGACGCGGATTTAACATTTGACGGAACTCATTTAACAGTAGGTACTGGAGGAAGTATATACTCAGGGGATGATTTTGTTTTACCGACTTTAGGTACAAGTGGGTCTCCGAGTAATCATTATTTAATGTGTAACAATACTTCTACGGGAGGAGGCAAATTATATGTCCAAGCAGGAGCAGGTTCTTCAGGGTATGGAGGAGGATTAATTTTATATGGTCATTCTCACGCAAGTCAACCAGGATGGATAAAAGCAGGAATTTCTTCTGGTTCTGGAGGAAAATTTGGTGTAAACACACAAGGTCTTGGAGGTGGTACAGATGTATTCACGGTAGATGCTTCAGGTGTTGTATCTATAACTGCCGATGGTAGTAATGCAGCTACGCTTACAGAAAGTGATAGTGGTGATTTTACTATTGCTTCTACTGATGATTTAAGATTAGATTCAGGCGGTAATGATATAGTATTAAGAGGAGCAAGTAGTCAAGAATTTGGTAGATTATCAAATGATGATGGTAATTTCCGTATTAGAAATATTACAAGTGATAAAGATATTAATATTGAAGGAAATGATGGTGGCTCTACAATAACAGCGCTATCATTAGATATGTCTGCATCTGGTTACGCTACGTTTTATGATGGCGCAACTCTTTCAGGACACGTAATTATTAGTGATGCAGGAAATGGAAATTCGCCAATACTTTCAGTTACAGATACAGCCGACACAGAAGCTGCTTGGTTTACAAGTAATAGGGCAGGAGACACAGGAGGATATATTGCAATAAGACATTTGCCTACAACAGCAGCCGAATCTAATAGGACAGGTATTAAGTTTCAAGCAAAAGATGATGGAGATGTTGTAACCACTTACGCAGCAATAACTCAATATATAAAAGATTATACAGGAGGAACAGAAGATGGTTATTTAGCATTTAGTACAATTCAAAATGCTACTTTAACAGAAGTTATGAGAATAAGTGACAATGTAGGAATAGGTTGCACAGACCCAACAGGAAAGTTGGAAATTCAACAAGCACAAGTAACAACTCAATTTGATAGAGATTGTTTCTTAAGATTACACCCATCTGCAACCACAGATGCAGGTGGCTTTACAAATATGTTTTTTGGTACTTCAACAACTAATAATTATGGAGTTGCTATAGGTGGTAAAAGAGAGGGTACAGGAGATGGAGAGCCTACTTTTGCTATTAGAATGTTAGATGATGGTATTACAGGAACAGAAGTTTTAAATATTAATAGTACTGGTGATGCAACTTTTGCAGGTAGTGTAACCATAGGTAGTATTGCTGAAGTTGGTAGTGATACTGACAAATTCTTAATGTCAGATAGCGGGGTAGTTAAGTATGTAACAGGAGCTAATCTTGCTACTTATATAGGAGCAGCTGTTGGAGCTGATTACTTACCTCTCGCTGGTGGCACTATGACAGGTGCTATAACCATGCCTAATAATATAGGTATAACTTGGTCAACTGGATCTATAAGAACAGAGAGTAGTGTTTTAAAATTAGTAGGTAATAACGGCATACAATTACAAGATAATACTCAAATATATTTTGATGGTGGTGATGCCCCTGTAAGTTTAGACATACATAATGCAGGTACTGCCTCTGGGGATGATGCTAAAATAACATTTGAAACCCAAGCTGCAATGGACTGGGCTATTGGTATTGATAAAAGTGATAGCAATTCATTTAAAATCTCAAGACATCAGAATTTAGGAACTAATGATGTTTTTAGCCTTACAACTAACGATGCAACTTTTGCAGGTGATGGGGATTTTGATGGTCATGTTAGTGTAAATAAAAATAACACATCAGGCGTAGCTTTAACTATAGGTGGAGAGTCAGGAAATGGAATTAAAACTCAATACATTTTTGGGGGCACGGGTCAATATAATTGGCAAATTGGAACATCAACCCACTTTTCTCAAACATTATCAATAACCCCTTCAAGCGCAACTGCGGGTACTACATTTACAACTCCAATTCTAAACTTAGATGGTTCAAATAATGATGCAACTTTTGCAGGTACACTTACCATACCTAGCTATATTTATCATACAAGTGATCCAAGCGATGATACTTATTTTGGATTTAGTGCTAATGATACTTTTACAGTTTATACAGCTGGAGGTGAAGGATTAAATATTGATTCAAATAGAGATGTAACTCTTACAGGTAGTTTAACTATTCCGCGATATTTACAACATGCTGGTGATACTGACACATATTTAGACTTCCAACCTGATAGAATAACTCTTAGGGCAGGTGATATAGAATTTGTAGATTGTATAGAGGCCGCGCAAGACGCACTTACTTTAGGTGGCGCTACGGATATAGATGTTACCATGAGGGGTGGTGATGGATATATATTTATACAAGGCAGTAATGGATATATAGGTATAAATGACATAACACCTTCTTACCCATTAGATGTAAATGCTAATACATATATAACAGGCACATTAACTGTATCAGGAAACACGACTCTTTCTACTATTCCTTCAGTTGGTTCTGATACTGATAAGTTCTTGATGTCTAACGGTGGTTTGGTATCATTTGCAACAGGTGCAGAGGTGCTATCTTATATCGGAGCTGGAACAGGAAGCGGTAGTGTTACTTCAGTTAATGCTACTCATGCAGGAAACGCATTTACTGTAGGTGGTGTTCCCGTAACATCTGCAGGAACAATTGCTGTTACAATGGCAGGATCTTCTTCACAATATATAGATGGTGCAGGTAATTTAGCAACATCTGCAGATTTACCTTTTGTAGATGGAAGTGGTACAGCTAACAAAATTACTAAATGGTCAGACACAGATACTGTTACCGATTCAAGTATTACTGACGATGGCACTGACGTGAATTTTACATCACCAGTAATTATAACAGATTCTTTAGCTGACTATTCAACCCCATTTATTACACTATGGAATGATACAAATGGTGGAGGAGCAGGATTTGAATTTAGTGATCAAGCTAGTAGTAGAGCACAAAAAGGATATTTAACATTCTATCACTCAGATGGGATGTCACAAGGTGGTGGAGCTTCTATGCATTTAACAAGTACTGAAACCGATTTTGTTATGGTTGTTGGAGGCCCTTCAACTAATGGTAGATTTTCGGTATATAGTGGAGCAAGTAACGCAGAACCTGATTATGGTTTTTATGATGACCAAGACACAGGAATGTTACGACCAGAAGCTAATAATCTTAGATTTGTAACAGGTGGTACAGCAGCTTTAGATTTAAATAGTTCACAAACAGCATCTTTCTCAGGTAAAGTAACTATCGCTAGTATTGCTTCAGTTGGTTCTGATACTGATAAGTTTTTAATGTCTAATAGCGGGGATGTAACATTTGCAACGGGAGCTGAAGTACTGTCCTACATAGGTGCTGCACCTTCATCAGGAGGTGCGTATTTACCACTTGCTGGTGGTACAATGACAGGAGATGTCATATACAATGATAATGTTAAAATTAAGTTAGGCACAGGGGGTGGAAATTCTGACATATATCACAACGGAACAGATATGTTTATTAGACAACATACTGCGGCTGGAGATATGCATTTTTCTGCTGATAGCACAGGTAGTGGTGGAAGCTCTACTGCATATTTTGCTTTAGATGGGGGTGTGGTATTAACAAGATTTTATAAAGGTGCTAATTTCAATGATGATGTAAAACTTAGTTTTGGAGATATAACTGTTCCTGGAGATTTAGAAATTTGGCATGATGAAGATAATAGTTATATAACTGATACTGGAACTGGAAGTTTAAAAGTAGGTGCTGCTAATTTTCATTTAATGAATGCAGATCATACTGAATATATGATGACTGGTACTCCAGATGAGGGTATGATTCTTTATTATAATAATGTTGTAAGATTAACTACAGATGGTTCAGGAGTTACCATCTCGTCTGAATTAGCATCAGGTACAGCAAAATTTACAGATAATGTTTATATGTCTGGCGGACAACTATATATTGGTGCATTAGATAGTTCAACAGATGATACATATAGGATATACCAGTCATCAGGACAATTTATTTTAGCGTCAAGAGAAAGTGGAACTTGGACTACACGTATGGATATAGATACATCTGGTCATACAACTTTTGCAGGGACTCTTACAGTTTCTACTATAGATGAAGTTGGAAGCGATACTGATAAATTTTTAATGTCAGATTCTGGTGAGGTTAAATATGTAACAGGTGCTAACTTAAGAAGTTATATTGGAGCTGGTACAGGAAGTGGCAATGTTTCTAATACAGGTACTCCAGTTAATAATCAAGTTGCTATTTGGACGGATGCAACTACAGTTGAAGGAAGTGCTAATATGACATTTAGTGGAACTGTTTTAACAGTTACAGGCGGAACTTCTACAGAATGGGATACTGCGTACACAGACAGATTTAAATGGAATGGCACATCAACAGGATTACTTGCTTCAACAGGTAGAACATCATTAGGGGCGACCACTATAGGAGCAGCTTATTTCATGCTTTCTAATCCAGGAGCAATTACATTCCCAAGACAGAATGCTGATAATACACTATCTTCTTTATCTGCTTCAGATTTTAGAACAGCAATTGGTGCAGGAACAGGAAGTGGTACAGTAACTGCTGTAACAGCCACTTCACCTATAACATCTACAGGTGGAACAACTCCAGTAATCGCTGCTGATACTGCCGCGGTAACCAATGGGGGTAGTAAGTTAGCAACTGGTGATCAAATATATGACTTTGTTAATGATAATTATTTAGCACTTGGTGGCGGCACAATGACTGGAAATATAGTTTTATCTACTGATGCTCAAATAGAACTTGATGTTACTCCAGGCTCAGGAAATGCTTCAGGGACTATAATTAAAATTTGGAGCACAGCAGTTACTTATGGAATGTGCTATGCTTTAGTACAATCTCCTGGGCCAACTGGAGGCTGGGAAGATGCAATGTCTAATGATGATCCAGAATATGCTATTAATTTATTAGGTATTGCAGTTGGTACAAATTCTGTAACTCATGGTATGTTAACCCAAGGAGTTTTTTATTCTTCTGGTCATGGTTTTGAAATTGGAGCACCTTTATATTTAGCAGATGACCCTGGAGCACTTATGAACTCAGTTCCTGGCAGCGGTGAGATAGCAAGGGTAGTAGGACATGCTATATCTGAGGACGAAATCTATTTCAATCCAGATAACACATGGGTGCTAATAGATTAAATATAAATTATGGCAACAGTAACAGCGAGTAAATATGGCTATGTAAACGCATCAAGTGAATTAGGGTGGACGACAGCTCGTAATGCTACCACAGGAAATAGTATTCAAAATCAGTCGACAAGTACAAATACTCTACAAGTTTCAACAAAATATACATCAGGAAGTAAAGGGAGTGAATGGTTTGTATCAAGACAGTTTTTAGCATTTAATGTTACAGCTTACCAAACTGGATATACTATAACAGATTTAAAATTATATTATTTACCTACTACAAGTACAGCAGGAAGCGGTGGTGCTGGTATGAAAATAGCTCTTGTACAATCAACGGCCCAAGGAAATGCTAATACAAATTTAGCAGTTGCTGATTTTAATAATTTTGATGATACTGTAGATTATGCTGCCAACGATGGATCTGCAGGTCTTACTTGGCGAGATTTAGCAACTCTACAATCATTTGATTTAAATGCTACAGCTATTACCGCAATAACTGGTACAGGGTATCTTAAGATATGTATAATGGAATATTTATATGATTATCCTGATACAGCACCAACTCCATTAGATTATAAAGGTTATGCTAATTTTAATACAGTACCTTATTTAAGTTTTACCGCAACTGCTACTGGATACGGGAATGATGTAATAGGTGTTGGACATTCAGATATAGGTGAAGTAATTAGTGTAGCATCTGCAGATATATCAGAAGTTATAGGCGTATAATATTAAAAAAAAATCCGTATCTTTGTGTTTATTAATTTAAAAAAAAATCAAATGAAATTAAGTGAAGAACAATTAAAAGCAGTACAAGACCTACAAAATGAATTTTCTAATAACAAATTACGTTTAGGAGATTTAGTTTATCAGCAATCTTTCGTGGTTAAAAAAATTGATGAGCTAAAAGATCAATTTGGAACAATGGAAAAAGCTTTAATTGAAGAATTTGGACAAGATTCAGTTATAGATTTAAAAACAGGGGAAGTCAAACTAAAAGAAGACGTCGAAGAACTTAAAAAAGCATAATGTCAAAAATAAGCAACAAAACCGCATACCCAGCTATCGCTCCAGTTTTAGAGGATTATTTTGTATTAACTGATTCAGACACTGAGTTAGCCACAAAAACATGCACTCTTACTGGTTTAAAGAATTTATTTGAAGTAGAGGCTAATGATGTAACGGTTTCGGTTTCTGCTGCTAATTTACAAACTCTATTAACTCCATACACTTTAATAGCCGCCCCTGGAGCAGGGAAGGTTATTGATGTCTTAAGTATTTTTGCTTATGTAGATGTTGGGGTTACAGCTTTTGATTTTGGACAAGATGTAACAGTACAAACAGGAAGCAATGTTTGGGCTACTTATGATAATACTACTTTTATGAACGCTGTTGCAGATGTTATGCAACATGATTCAGTAGCATCCACCGCATGTACAGCTAACTCAGCTTTACAGCTATTAACTACAGTTGGAAATGCCACGGTAGGTGATGGAATCCTTAAGGTAAATATTAGATATAGAGTCTTGACATTGTCTACATTTTAATTAAATGGACATAAGAAAAATCTCTGTCGGAGCAGACTATAAGTCTGGAGCGATGCATTATATAGTAGGGCAAGAAGTTTTAGGAGGCAACCATAAAATACACCTTATTCAGCAAGAAAGTCAAGCATTTAAAATTTGGATTATAAAAGGAGAAGAAGTGCTACTTTGGAAAGAATTTAAAACAACAATGCCTGTTTCGTTAGAATATAATATAAATTTTTAATGCAATCTCCATATTCTTTTATTGTTACACCTGTTAACAATAGGCGGTATGCAAATATAAAAAAAATAGGAGGTGTTGATTTTTTTACCAGCACTTCTGAAGAAGACCATACTGCTTCTAACCGATACGCTACTGTAGTATCATTACCAATTAATTATAAAGGGGAAATTAAAAAAGGAGATATTCTTTTAGTCCATCATAATGTGTTTAAGTTTTATAATGATATGTATGGGCGAAGAAAAAGCGGTAAAAGTTTTTTTAAAGATGATTTGTTTTTTGTTGACTATGATCAGTTTTTTTTATATCAGCACAACAATGTTTGGAAGGCTCATGATAAATATTGCTTTGTCAAACCTATAAAGATAAAAGAAAAATTTTTAAATTCTGGCAGCACGGAAGAGCCTTTAATGGGCACTATAAAATATATAAATAACCAGCTTTTAAAAATGGGATTAAAAGAAGGGGACGAGGTAAGTTTTCAGCCTGAATCAGAGTATGAGTTTAAAGTGGAAGGAGAAAAGCTTTATAGAATGTTTACTAACAATATAACTTTAAATTTTGGACAACACAAAGCTTAAATTAGAGATTATAAAAGCAGGAGAATTAGCTGTGGTTCAGCTGATTAAAGTAGCTAAAGAAGATATTATTAAGTATGACAAAGATGATGAGCTTGCGCCTGATAGATTAAAAAATGCAGCAGCTACGAAAAAATTAGCAATTTTTGATGCTTTTGAAATACTCAAAAGAATTAGAGAAGAAAAAGATATATTAGAAGGAATTGAAGTAAAAACTAATACCCCTAAAGGTTTTGCAGAATCAAGGTCTAAATAGAATTTATATTAAAAACAATCATTTAGTGCCTAAATCGGTTAGGGCCACTAAAAATCGTTCACACTCCTGGCAATCAGGATATAATAAAAAATATGATATAGTTGTAATATCTAAGGACGGAACAATTGGTGATATTTATACTATTAGTGGGTTAAGTATAGCTCTCCCTTTAGCCCCTAAACTTAGCTCTAACTTAAAAAAAGAAAATCAATATTGGAAACCCGAAGTGTTTCCTAAAGAATTAAAAAGAATACAAACTATATTTCACTGGCACGAAGCCCCTGGGTTATTTAAATCCAAATGGGTGGATTATATTGAGTCCGAATTTGATAAGCGCGAACAAGGTTATTGGTTTTTAAATAATGGTATTCCCACCTATATTACTGGCACGCATTATATGTACCTGCAGTGGACTAAAATTGACGTAGGGCATCCAGATTTTCGTGAAGCAAATAGAATATTTTATATATTTTGGGAGGCTTGTAAGGTTGACAACAGATCCTTTGGTATATGTTATTTAAAAATAAGACGTTCAGGATTTTCTTTTATGAGCTCATGCGAGGGAGTAAACAAGGCTACTATATCTAAGGATTCTCGAATAGGAATACTCTCTAAAACAGGAGCTGATGCTAAAAAAATGTTTACCGACAAAGTAGTTCCTATTTCTAACAATTATCCTTTTTTCTTTAAACCCATACAAGATGGTATGGATAAACCTAAAACAGAATTAGCATACCGAGTTCCCGCTTCAAAAATTACTAAAAAAAATATGTATGACATGGGAGAAGAAGAGTTGGAGGGATTAGACACAACTATTGACTGGAAAAATACTTCTGACAATTCTTATGACGGGGAAAAATTACAATTACTAATACATGATGAGAGTGGAAAATGGGAAAGGCCTGAAAATATTTTAAATAACTGGGGAGTTACTAAGACTTGTTTAAGATTAGGTAGTAAAATTATTGGCAAATGTATGATGGGTTCTACATCTAATGCTTTGGATAAGGGAGGTAATAATTTTAAAAAGCTTTTTGAAGACTCTGATTGTTCACAAAGAAATCAAAACGGCCAAACTAAATCAGGTTTATATAATTTGTTTATACCTATGGAATGGAATTTTGAAGGATATATAGATAGATATGGGATGCCTATATTTCACTCCCCAGCTAAAAGTGTAAGAGGAATTGATGACGAGGATATATATGTAGGAGCTGTGGATTATTGGACTAATGAGGTGGATTCATTAAGTGAAGATCCTGATGCTTTAAATGAGTTTTACAGACAATTCCCTCGAACTGAGTCTCACGCATTTCGTGATGAATCTAAACAATCTCTTTTTAATTTAACTAAAATATACCAACAAATCGACTATAATGATTCATTAATTAGAGAGCATTTTGTAACTCAAGGATCGTTTAGGTGGAAGGATGGAGTTAAAGATTCCGAAGTTATTTGGAGTCCAAATAAAAATGGAAGATTTTTTGTAACTTGGCTACCGAGAAAAGAATTACAAAATCAGGTTATAACAAAGCTCAGCTCAAAGTATCCTGGGAACGAACATTTAGGCTCGTTTGGTTGTGATTCTTACGATATTTCTGGCGTAGTTGTAGGAAAAGGGTCTAACGGATCTTTGCATGGGTTGACCAAATTTAATATGGATGAAGCTCCTTCTAATTATTTTTTTTTAGAATATATAGCTCGCCCACAGACAGCAGAAATATTTTTTGAAGAAGTATTGATGGCGTGTATATTTTACGGTATGCCGATTTTGTGCGAAAACAATAAACCTCGATTATTGTATCACTTTAAAAATAGAGGATACAGGGGGTTTTGTACGAACAGGCCTGACAAAAGATACAATAAACTATCAAAGACAGAACGAGAATTAGGAGGAATCCCTAATACTTCGGAAGATGTAAAGCAATCTCACGCTTCTGCGATTGAATCTTATATAGAAAAACATATAGGGTTGGATTTAACAGGAGCTTATAGAGAAAAAGACGATATGGGTGAAATGTATTTTGGAAGAACATTAGAGGATTGGGCAAGATTTGATATTAATAATAGAACAAAATTTGATGCTTCAATTAGTTCGGGATTAGCAATTATGGCAAATCAAAAACATTTATATACTCCTGTTCAAAAACAATCAAAAATAAGCGTTAACTTTGCAAGATATAATAACAAAAGTACAGTAAGTCAACTAATTAATAGATGAAAGACGTTAAAGTAAATTTACAGTCTGCTGCTTTTCCTGATCAATTTGTTTCGGATGCCACTAAAGAAACTTCTGAATACGGGTTACAAGTAGGGCAGGCTATCCAATACGAGTGGTTTAGAAAAGATAGTAATCAATGTAGATTCTACAGTCAATGGCAACAATTTAACAAGCTTAGGCTTTACGCCAGAGGAGAGCAATCTATAGCTAAATATAAAAATGAATTAGCAATAGATGGAGATTTAAGTTATCTTAATTTAGATTGGACGCCTATAGCTATTATCCCTAAATTTATAGACATCGTAGTTAACGGAATGTCAGACAGACTGTTTGACGTCAAGTGTTATGCCGAGGACGCTTTATCCGCTGAACGTAGAGGTTCGTTTGAGCAAAACGTGAAAGACAATATGGTAGCTGCGCCTTTGTTTAGGCAGATTCAACAAGATTTTGGCGTAGAAGTGTTCACAATGGACGAAGATGAAGTTCCAGAAACCGATGAGGAATTGGCTTTATATATGAATATGAAATATAAACCTGCTATTGAAATAGCAGCTGAAGAAGCCATCAACACTCTGCTTGCAGAAAACCATTATAACGATATTAGAAAAAGAGTAGACTATGACATTACAACAATAGGAATAGGCATTACTCGTCATCAATTTCAATTAGGACAAGGAGTAGTGTTAGACTATGTCGATCCAGCTAATGTGGTGTATAGTTATACAGAAGACCCTTATTTTAAAGATTGTTTTTATTGGGGTGAAATTAAAACTGTTCCAATGACGGAGTTGGTAAAAATAGAACCAAATATTACTAATGAAGATTTAGAGGAGATTTCTAAATATAGCCAGGCCTGGTATAATTATTTTAATGTAGCGCAGTTTTATGAAAACAGTATGTTTGCGCGAGACACATGCACCTTGATGTATTTTAATTATAAAACCACTAATAGTTTTGTTTATAAAAAGAAGTCTACTCCTGATGGAAATTTTAAAGTAGTTGAAAAAGACGACCAGTTTAACCCTCCCCAAGAAATGATGGATGAAGGTAAGTTTGAGAAAGTAGAAAGGAAAATAGATATCTGGTATGACGGAGTAATGGTAATGGGTACAAATATTATGTTAAAATGGGAGAAGTCAAAAAATATGGTTAGACCTGCAGCAGCAACTCAATACGCTTTACCTAATTATATAGCCTGTGCGCCAAGAATGTATAAAGGAACAATTGAATCTTTATGTAGACGAATGATTCCATTTGCCGACTTAATTCAAATGACACACTTAAAAATACAACAAGTATTATCAAGAGTTGTCCCAGATGGTGTTTTTATTGATGCTGACGGACTTAATGAGGTAGACTTAGGGACGGGTAATGCCTACAACCCTGAAGACGCTCTAAGGCTTTATTTTCAAACAGGTAGTGTAATAGGAAGAAGTTATACTCAAGACGGGGAATTTAATAATGCCAGAGTCCCTATTCAACAATTAACTGCATCGAGTGGGGCTAATAAAATGCAAATGTTAATTCAAAACTTTAATTACTATTTAGATATGGTACGACAAGTGACTGGGTTAAATGAAGCAAGAGACGGATCGACTCCAGATCCTAATTCTTTAGTTGGTGTTCAGAAATTAGCTGCATTAAATTCTAATACAGCTACTCGTCATATATTACAGGGAAGTTTATATATAACTAAGACGATTGCCGAAGCCTTAGCTATTAGAACTGCCGATGTTTTAGAATATTCGGATTTTGCCGATGAATTTGCAATGCAGATAGGCAAATATAATGTAAAACTATTAGGGGATATTAAAAACTTATACCTTCATAGTTTTGGAATATTTATTGAACTTGCTCCTGACGAAGAGCAAAAGGCGATGCTTGAAGCTAATATTCAGATGGCTTTATCTCAGAAAGATATAAATTTAGAAGATGCTATAGATGTTAGAGAAATAAAAAACATTAAAATGGCTAATCAACTATTAAAATTAAAGCGTAAGAAAAAACAAGAAGCAGAGCAAGAGATGAAAATGCAAGAGCAACAGATGGCTGCTCACATGCAAATGCAGGCTCAGCAAGCTGAAGCTCAGGCAGATGGTCAGCGTATTCAAATGGAAACTCAAGCTAAAATGCAGTACCGACAAGCGGATATTTCTTTTGAAATTGAAAAAATGAAAGCTGAAGCTGCATTAAAAGGGCAGTTAATGCAGGAAGAGTTCCAGTATCAAATGCAGCTAAAAGGCGTGGAGCAATCGCAATTAGACGCAAGAGAGCAGAAAAAAGAAGACTCAAAAGATTTTAGAACTAAACTCCAAGCCACTCAACAGTCAAAAATGATAGAGCAGCGTAAGCGTAATTTACCATCTATTAACTTTGAGTCAAACGAGGACAGTTTAGATGGTTTTGATTTAGCGGAATTTGACCCCAGATAACAATGTCTCTTATAAAAAAAAATAGAAAAAGACATGCCCGAAACATCAGAAAAGGAGTAGGCAACAAATTAGCTGATGGAAGAACTGAAACCCATAGAATGGCAGACTACGAAGGGGTAAATAAAAAAGGGAAAAAAAGATATTACGCAGCTCCTACTATAACTTTTAACAAAAAAGGGGAAAAACAACCCCAAACTTTTAAAGAAGCTTTAGAAGCAGGAGAGGTCTATGAATTTAAAAGTAAAAAGAGGGCGGAAAAATTTGCTTGGGGAAGCTGGAAAAAAGGGAAAGACAGAAGACAAGCAATGAAGCAATATCGTAGTTTTAAGAAAAATAGAGCTTAAATTTTAAGCTCAAAATAAATATAATATAATTATTAACTTTGTAAAAAATTTAATCAAATGGATATAAAAGTAAAAGAAGTAAGTTTAGTTGAAGAAAAATCTGCCCAAGAAATTGAAGCGGATTTACTAAAAAAACACGAAGAGGAAACGCAAGCGGCTGAACAGCCTGTAGTTGAAGAGCCTGTAGAAGAAGCTCCTAACACAGAAGAACCTGTAGAGGCCGAAGCACAAGAAAAAACTCCCTCGTCAGAGTTAAATGACGAAGACGTTCTTTCATATATTAAAAAAAGATATGATAAAGAAATAGATTCAGTAGATGATTTGTTTACTCAAACCGAGATTAATGAAGATTTACCTGAAGATGTTTCGGCATATTTTAAGTATAAAAAAGAAACTGGTCGAGGAATAGAAGATTTTGTAGCCTTACAAAAAGACTACACTTCTATGGAAGACGACCAAGTCTTGGCTAATTATTATGGCGCTACCGAAGATGGGTTAGACGCTATAGATATTCAAGATATTATTGAGGAGAAGTTTATGTTCGATACAGAATTAGATGAACCAAAAGATATTAAGAAGAAAAAATTAGCCAAAAAACGAGAACTTGCGAAAGCAAAGAAGTTTTTAAATGAACAAAAAGATAAATATAAAGTTCCGCTTGAGTCAAGTGGGGATGGGTTATCGGAAGATCAGGAAAAAAATCTTAATGCTTATAAGAGTTATAAAGAAGAATCGGAAGCTGTAAATGACATTTTAGCAAAAAGGCACGATGCTTTTCTTAAAAGAACTAATGAAGTTTTTAACGATGGATTCAAAGGTTTTGAGTACAGCGTAGGAGAAAAGAGTTTTACCTTTAAGCCAGGAGATACAGCGGAAGTAAGAAATCGACAATCAGATTTTATGAACTTTGTTTCTAAATTTCAGGACAAAAATGGAGATGTGGTTGATGCAAAAGGATATCATAGGGCTTTAGCGCCTGCGTTTAATCCTGAAAAATTTGCACAGTTTTTTTACGACCAAGGTGTAGCCAATACTGTTGAAAGTGTAGCTAAGAAGTCTAAAAACATTGATATGGAAGTAAGACCGACTGCTCCAACATACAACAAAGATGGTTTAAAAATCAGAGCTGTAGGAGACACAAGTAGTGGAAGAGGACTCAAAATTAGAAGTATTAAAAAAGTTTAAAAAAATTATTAATTTAAAAAATATAAAATTATGGCAGTACAAGCAGCGCCAGGATGGGATTTGCAGCCTTCGGCTCAGAAACAGGTCTTGGAAACAAACTACATAACAAACTTTGATTTCTTGAATCAGTATCTTCCTGATACTTATGAAAAGGAATTTGAGCGTTATGGAAATAGAACAATTGCTTCTTTCCTTAGAATGGTAGGAGCAGAAATGCCGACTAACTCAGATATGATTAAGTGGGCAGAGCAAGGTAGATTACACACTAAATATACTAACTGTACTCTTGCAGGTGGTGGAGCAGGTGTAGCTACAACAGCAAACGTAACAATTAATGATGTGTTTAACCCTACATTAGTGGCAAGTCAAACAACGCCAGCGGTTAGAGTAGGACAAACAGTTATGTTATCAGATAACGTAGTGGGTTCTACATTAACTAACAAAGCGGTTGTAACAGCAATTAATGTTGGTGCAAACCCATTAGTAATCACAGTAGCATTTTATGAAGCTACACAGTTAGTACCTAACGGTGGAGTGGGATGTACAATGTTTATTTATGGTTCTGAATTTAAAAAAGGCGAAACAGGAATGGTTGGATCTCTTGAGGCTGATGACGTATTCTTTTCTAACAAACCAATTATCCTAAAAGATACTTACCAAGTAAGTGGATCTGATATGGCTCAAATTGGATGGGTAGAAATAACATCAGAAAATGGAGCAAACGGCTACCTGTGGTATCTAAAATCTGAGCATGACACAAGACTACGTTTTGAGGATTACTTAGAAACATCAATGATTGAAGCAGTTCCAGCAGCAAATGCTTCTGGTGCAGAAGCTGCATTAAGTTCAGCAGCTGGTGGAGCAGGCATTGTAAATGCAGGTTCTGAAGGTATCTTCTATGTAGTAAATGATAGAGGAAATGTGTGGGGCGGTGGAAACCCAACTACACTTGCAGGATTTGATTCAGTAATTCAAAGACTTGATAAGCAAGGAGCTATTGAAGAAAACGTGATTTTCGTAAATAGACAATACTCATTTGATATTGACGATATGTTAGCAGCCCAAAACTCTTACGGAGCAGGTGGAACTTCATATGGTTTATTTGATAATGATGCGGATATGGCTTTAAATCTTGGCTTTACAGGATTTAGAAGAGGTTATGACTTTTATAAGTCTGACTGGAAATATCTTAACGATCCTACTATGAGAGGTGGTATTACCGCAGGAGCAGTTAATGGACTATTAGTTCCAGCTGGTTCAACTTCGGTATATGACCAAATCTTAGGTAAAAACGCTAAGAGACCATTCTTACACGTAAGATATAGAGCTTCTGAAACTGAAGACAGACGTTATAAAACTTGGATCACTGGTTCTGCTGGTGGCGCAAGAACATCTGACTTAGATGCAATGACAGTGAATTTCTTAAGTGAAAGAGCAGTATGTACTTTAGGTGCAAACAACTTCTTCTTATTCCAACAATAAGTTGAATTAACTAATATTAGGGGAGTGTAAAAGCTCCCCTTATATTTATTTTTAAATTAAATTAAATTAAATTATATTATAATGAAAACAGAAAAATATATTACCAAAACCTATAGGTTAAAAAACAACAGAAAACCTTTATCCTATATGTTATCCTCAAGACATTCGAGGCGTTCACCCTTATTACATTTTGACGCAGAAACAGGAGTAAACAAGCCTTTACGTTATGCTCGTAATCAAAAATCTCCTTTTGAAGATGAGCAAGATGGAAATGCAATTTTAGAACCTGTTGTTTTTGAAGACGGAATGCTTGTTGTTGAGAGAGAAAATCAAGTATTGCAGCAATTCCTACATTATCATCCCCAAAACGGACAAGTTTTTGAAGAGGTTAATAAAGAAGCTGATGCGTCTCATGAGTTAGAAAGAGTAGAAAGAGAGTTAGATGCGCAAATTGCCGCTAAACAATTATCTACCCAAAAACTAATTATGGTTAGCAGAGTGCTGATGGGGGGCAATGTAGATAGAATGACCATCCCTGAATTAAAAAGAGATGTTTTAGTTTTTGCTAAAAATGACCCTACTGATTTTATGAGCATTCTTAATGATCCTATGTTGGATTTACAAGATACAGTTTACCAATTTTTTGACGGACAGCTGTTGAGTTTGAGAAATCAAAATAAAGATGTTTATTTCAATTTACCTAAAAATAAAAAGAAACTTTTAACTGTACCTTATGGAGAAGATTATTCATATATCGTGGCTTCATATATGCAGTCTGATGAAGGTCTGGAAACATTTAAGTTGTTGAAAAAATACTTAAATAAGAAAGAAAAATAAATCTTATCTTTGTAGGGAGAATATTCTCATATAACCCTTAAATTTTTATATTATGGAAAAATTCCTAAAAATTTATGTCACTGCTGCTGGAGACACAGGAGGCTGGCGGATTGTTAGCGTAAACAACGTCTTAGCAGTAGAACAAGCGTCTGCCACTACGGTAACGGTAACTTATGCTGGAATTGCGGCAGCTGACGTACTAACAATTACTCATGATGCTATCACAGCTGGTGATACCACTATGAGAGAATGGTTTACTGATAGTATGGTTGTAGCTTTAGCTCAGAGTTGGCAAAAATCACAAACTGAAGCTATTGCACCACTACCAAATGATGCGGCAGGAACTGCTCCTGTAACAGTAACAGGTATGGCATTAGCATAAATTGAGATTACATGCTTTCAAGAAGAGGTCTTAAAAAAATAAGGCCTCTTTTTTTTTCTTATCTTTGTACAAACAATTTCCTTATGATAGATGATGTAAGAAATACTGTATTAGCGATAGCTAACAAAAACAATTATGGATACATAAGTCCACAAGACTTTAATCTATATTGCCAGCAAGCTCAAATGGATTTGTTTGAGGATTATTTTTACCAATACAATAATTGGATTCTAAAACAAAACACCAGAACTTCAGGGTCTGGCTATGCAGATATAGTAAAAAACTTAGAAGAAGTAATTGACTTGTTTTCTCAAGAAGTTTTTCTTACACAAGTAGGAGTAGCTAACACTTATTCCTTGCCTGCAGATTACTATTTAATTAATAAATTATTTTATTATCCAAATTCTTTAGCATCAGGGACTAACACTTTTGTTGCAGCTTTTAAACTAACTGATTCTACGGCAGTATTTTCTAACTTAACTAACCCTACTACTCCTCCTGTGGGAAGTATTATAGTTAATACCACTACTGGGGATCAGTGCTATGTTACAGCAGTAGATGATTCTACAACGCTCTCTATTAGTGCAAACATTATGAACTTAAATGATGCTTATATTATCTATTCAAACACCAATATTGCTGAAGTAGAGAGAGTGAGTCAGAATAAATTATTTTATCTTACCAGCTCCCCTTTAACAGCGCCAAGCAATCAGTTTCCCGCTTATGTTTTAGATGCAAACACAATAACAGTGTATCCTTCTACTATTGATGGATCACGAAGTGTTAAAACACAATATATACGCTATCCACTACCGCCTAAATGGACTTATAGTATTATTTCGGCCACTGAAGGGACGCCAGTTTTTAATGAGAATCAGCTCGATTATCAAGATTTCGAGCTGCCATTATCTGATGAACCAACGCTGGTGGCAAAAATATGTCAATACGTAGGGATAGAAATAAGAGAAGAAGATGTTTATACTTTTGGAACAACAGGAGTAACGCAAGAAAATACAGAAGAAAACGCACAATAATATGGCTTATATAACAGATTATCAATATTACGAAAACAGCGGTGTAAATCCAGAAAATGAAAATTGGGGTTCATATCAATACGTGACCTTACAAGAGGTGGTAAGTAACTTTATGCTTATATATCAAGGAAACACTGAGTTATTAAATAATATTAATCGCTATCAAGTTTTGTTTTATGCTAAAAGAGGCATCCAAGAGTTAAACTATGATGCTATGAAAGAAATTAAAATATTAGAGCTTGAGGTAGGGGAAGATTTAAGATTTATAATGCCTCAAGATTATGTGAATTGGGTTAGAATTTCATTATATGAAGGTGGGGTATTATATCCATTAACAGAAAACATACAAGCAAATTGGGCAGGTGCATATTTACAAGACAACAATGCAAGAATACTTTTTGATCAAGACGGGAATGTTTTAAAGCCCGAATATTCTTCTGTGACATATGACCGTATACAAGGTACTAAGAGAACTATTTACCTAAATGTAGACAGCCCTTATAACAACTCATTAGGTTATTTTATAGACGGTGGTTGGTATTTCGATTATTCGGTAGGAGCAAGATTTGGTTTAAATACTGAGACCGCTAATATAAACCCTACGTTTAGTATTAACAAACAAGTGGGGGTAATTAACTTTGACTCCTCAATGTCTGGAAGAACTGCTGTATTGGAATATGTTTCAGATGGCATGGAAAGCGGAGACGATGCTAATGTAAGTGTTAATAAATTATTTGAAGATTATCTATATGCATTTATCAGATTTTCATTATTAAACGGCAGATTAGGAGTTCAAGAATATATTATTAATAGAGCAAGAAAAGACAAATCTTCTTTATTAAGAAACGCTAAAATTAGATTAAGCAATATACATCCTGGCAGACTATTAATGAATTTAAGAGGTCAGGATAAATGGATAAAGTAATATGGATATAAAAAGTATTTCAACTTTTATAAAAGGCAGGATGAATAAGTCTGTGGACGAAAGAATACTTCCGCCAGGCGAGTATGTTGATGCTTTAAATGTAAGGATAGGAGCAACTGAAACTACAGAAATTGGAGCTGTAGAAAATTCCAAAGGTAATGACATATTAACAGGTCTGCGTTTTAGAGGAGTAGTGCTATCGCCTCAAGCAAGATGTATTGGAGCGTTAGAAGATGGCATGAATGAAACTATTTATTGGTTTGTTCACGATCCGAACAATCCTCAAGCCCCTAATCCTCCAAGCAGCGCGGATTTAATTGTTTCTTATAATACAACTACTGAGGTTACCAGGTATCATGTAGAAAGCACCAGTGTTTTAAATTTTAACCCTTCATATCTTATAACAGGAGTAGATTTAATTGAAGATTTGTTGTTTTGGACCGATGACTATAATCCTCCTCGTAAAATCAATATAAATTTTGACTATCTAAGTGTAGATTCTAACGGTGTAGATCAAATTGAAGAAGAAGATATAAGCGTAATAGTAAAACCTCCAGGGTTTCAAGATGCAGCTTTAGTAGCTGTTCCTGATGCGGAAACACTAACATCTCCGAATGTTCGTTTATTGCAGCTAACAAACCAAGAAAACTATATGGAAGATAAGTTTATTTCTTTTGCATATAGATATAGGTATTTAAACTCTGAATATAGCGCTACCTCTTTATTCACTTTACCTTCTTTTCAGCCAGGAAGATTTATTTTTAGTTATGAGAATTACTACAATGAGTCTATGCAAAATAGATTTAACGGAGCTGAAGTAACTTTTAATACAGGCTCAAAAAGAGTGATAGAAATAGATGTGTTATATAAGTTTTCTAACAGCACTACAATATTTAAAATAGACACTTATAACAAGCAGCAAGCAGGATGGGGTGATAATCAGGACAGAACTATAGAGTTCTCTAATAGTAAAATATATACAGTTTTAGGTAGTGATGAAATTTTAAGATTATATGACAATGTACCTCGTGTAGCTAAAGCTCAAACCATAATGGCTAATCGCTTAGTATATGGAAATTATATAGACGGCTATAATATTTCTGTAGGATCAGCGGAAGGCGCAAAAATAACACCCAACTATACTGTCTCAGTTTTAGCTGATCAAGTGGGCGTATTCTATATCCCTTATCCTACTTTATCCAGTCAATTGTACGGTATAAATCCGTCAAACCCCACTACTGTCCTACAAGCCTCAGCTTTAATTGATTTAGACAGCGTTAAAGATGAACTGAAAAACGGATCGCAGCTGGTTATTAGCTTATCCCTAACCTCAGACACAACCCAAGCTCGAGCTCAAGAAAATAGTACGTTGGTATATACAACATGTACAAACACCGCAACACCAGCTCCAGCTTGTAATTCATGGACCTCTACAATTAATAGTGGAACTATTGAGGTGGAGTGTTTTGTGGATTTAACTGCAGATTATACAGGAGGCTCAGCGGTATATGATTTTTTATTATCAGATGATTTTCAAAATGCTATAGGCACAGTCGAGTCGGTTAATTTCCAGCCCATGGCAACAGCTTCTGCAGGATATTCTTTGACAGACAGTTTTAACACTAATGTCTTAACTCAAGGTGCTTTTACCAAGACTATTAGCTCTATAAGCAGTGCTACTAACCAAGAAGGTTTTGGTTTAGACGTAACAGGCCCAGCCGACACTACTTTCACATTAACGTCTTTGGCGATGGAATCTCAATATGATGATGGGACTTACACAGTAAGCGATTATGAGTATTTTACTATAACAGACGTAAATGTAGTTCTTTATACCGATGCTGACCAAGGCAGCTTGCATAGTAATCGTGATTATGAAGTAGGGCTGGTGTATATGGATGAGTATGCCAGAGCATCCACTGTATTAGTCTCCCCTAATAATACTAAATTTGTTCCTCCATCTAATAGTATATTAAGAAATAGATTGCAGGTTCTTTTAGAAAGCATACCCCCTTACTGGGCTACACGATGGAAATATGTAGTTAAACCCAGTACTGATAATTATGAAACTATATATACTAACTTTTTTGTTCAAGCTCCAGATGGGACATATTGGTGTAAATTAGAAGGAGATAATGCTGAGAAGGTAAAAACAGGAGATTTGCTTTTGGTAAAAAGAGACGCATTAGGGCCAGTTCCTGATGAAGTACAAGTAGAGGTATTACAGGCTCAAGCTCAGGCTGAAGATTTTGTGCCAGATGGTGCGATCCCTGATAAGCAGCCACCAGGTTTTTACATGAATATAAAGGCTTTAAGTTTTACTCTCGTAGATTCATCTACTCCTACGGTATGGAATTATTCCAGAAAAGATGAAAACCAAAAAATAAAAAGATGTTATAGTGTTAAGAAAATCCCTTTATATTATGATGAGAATTTTACACAAGGTGGGTCTTCAGGGGCTAAAACCAATATAGCTATTCCTGCTGGAACATCTATTACTCTAACCTATCATGCCTGGAGATATGCAGGAGGAAGTGATGTAGAATCAATTGACTACCATTATGAAGGAACTTTTACTTCCCCTCAAGATTTTGATAATCTCCGTGACTGGTGGGGTGCTGCAAATCCTGATTTAAATACAGGAATAAATTCAGGTGAGGGAATTTATAATGTAACCTACCGCCATGCGTTAGGAAATGTATCTTATGCAATAACGATGAGTGGATCAGATTGTCCCTCCAACTGGAATGACTATGTTCCTCCTTGTATAGATGGGAATGGGAACGGCTGTCCTGGAGCGTGGTGGGGAAGTTTTCAATTTGCTTCAGATGACCCTTCTGATCCAGATGCCCCTATCTATTTAGCTTGGAGAGTGGGTATAAGAAAAGGAAGCGGACATAACGGATACTCCAGACTTACCATAAGCATTATACAAGGCGGTAGTTTGGTGGTTTTTGAAACTGATCCAACACCAGCAAATGCTGAATTATTTTACGACTCTCCTAAAAGTTATCCAATTATCGGAGGTTACCATTCTGTGGGAAGTGTAGTGGCTCAAAGCATAAACACCACACCTATTACTGTAAACCAACTGAATGATTCGACAGCTCAATTTACCGCCTCTGTATCGGTAGGAGATTTTATTTATAATACCACTGCAAATCCAGTTACAACAGCTACTGTTGTAACAATTAACTCTGCCACAAGCTTAACACTGAATGCAAATATTTTTCCAGTAATTGACCAAGCTTATAGTATAGTTCATAACAGTGAAAATGATCAAAACCAAACTCCTACGCAAGCATCTATTATAAACATCCCATTCATAAATTGCTATTCATTTGGTAATGGAGTAGAGAGTTTTAAAATTTTGGATAAAATTGAGGGGATGTCTATGAATTTAGGAGAAAGGGTTTTAGCTGTTTCTAATAGTGAATTTAAAGAAGCTGATAGGTTTGCAGGATTAACCTATAGCGGAATATTTAGCGGTCCATCAAATTTTAATAACCTTAATGAATTTAATTTAGGGTTAGTGAATTTTAAAGACTTAGAGACTTATTTTGGGGAAATTCAAGTGTTACACGCCAGACGAACAGATATTTTAGTGTTACAAGAAGATAGAATATCTTATGTGTTGGCAGGCAAAAACATATTAACTGATGCTGTTGGGGGAGGAACTGTTACTTCTGTGCCTGAAGTTTTAGGCGAGCAGGTTGCCAGAGCTGAGGAGTATGGAAATAGTTTTAACCCCGAGAGCTTTGCTGCGTGGGGGAAAGAAATGTTCTTTACTGATACTAAAAGAGGAGCGGTATTAAAGCTTACTGGAAGCTCAATGCAAAACGATCAACTAACTGTTATATCCGAACAAGGCATGCGTTCATGGTTTAGGGATGAGTTTTATTTATCACTAACTACACAAAAATTAGGAGGATATGATCCTTATATGGATGAATATATTTTAGCTACAAATGATGTGTCTGTTCCTTTCCCAACACCGCCTATTCCCTGCGGAACTCTTGTAGAAGACATAACGTGTGGACAGACTATACTTTTTGATGCAGATGTAGGCAGTGTAATTGGAAATGTTGTAATCACTCTGACTTTAGGCGGTGGATCATGTTTTTTTAATGCTGTATGGAATGGAGTTACCTATACCACCACACCAAATCCTGCTGTAACGATTCCCCCAGGACCTACTGTTTATACTATTACTATTCCTAAAACCTCTGCAGCGCCTAACCTGGTGAGTTGTTCATTAGTTCCTTCTGGAGGTGTGTGTGATTTTACAATTTTAGTAGAATGCCCAGTAGAGCTTGAGATAACAGTAGTAAAAGTGGTATTAAACGCTCCAGATGATGTTGGAAAAACAATACATGCAGAATACTTTTGGGATAACGGAGTTCAAATTAGTCCTCCTTCCAGCGATCCAGTAGTTATGAATAATGACCCTACAATTGCTTGTGCGTGGATAGCTCAAACAGGGGTTAGGTCACAAGGAGTATTTCCTTATAATGGTGTAAACTTATCTATTCAGACAAACAAAATAGGAAGTGATAATTTTGATTTTAATTTAGCCCAAGATTCAATAAAATGGTTTTCTTCTAACACTTTATACGCTAATACTCAAGCAGATATAGCTTCTTTATTAGGTCAGTCTTTAAATTCAGTTACTGTTACTAATGTTGCAGGAAATATTTTTAGAGGAGTACAGGCGAGTGCTACCATACCAGATGTTAATGAGTATTTATATTTAATATATGACTTAAGAACTGTAGCATCTCAATATTTATGTTATGATGCAACGTCCTCTCAAGCAGCTTGTTGTGATTGCATTGTTCCGTGTAAAGGAGTTGCTGCGTCTTTAACAGCAAGCTCTCCTGGGGTAGCTTGCAATCAGCTAATAGATCAAACCTATTATTACACAGGTCAAGGAGCACTTCCAGTTGTAGGGGATTTAATTTATACAAGCCTTCTGTGTGCTCAAGGAGCTCCTCCTACTACACTTCAATCAGGGTTTTATAAATTTAATACCAACCAAGTTATGGAAGTAAATGTTAACGGGGTTATAATACTAATAAATAATTGTTAATTTAGCAAAATATGGCAACATACGGACAATATTATTATGATGGGTTAGATTTTGTTTCTTGCACCAGTGTATATACTGACGCGGCTTTAACTACAGTTGCGCCTGATGGCTGGTATTCTCAAGGAGGAATATTTAGGCAGATGCTTAATGGAATTTTATTAGCCGCAAGTCCATGCCCATCATGTACAGATCCTTGTGGTGATCCTGTAAGTGCAAATGGCAACTTTGGTGTTTACCGCGCAACTTTTGATTTTGGAACTTCAACAGGTGCGGCTATTATCAATTTTAATGTAGGAGGGAGCGCTCTTAATGACAACCCTATACCAGATAAATTAACCTGGACTTTTGACGGCACAACAGCTTCTGAATACTCTTCTCTATTAGGAGGGTATTTAAGTGGATATATTGGGGCAGCTGATCAGGACGGTAGTGGATATGCGTGTAGCTGTTGTTCTGACTGTCATGTAGGGGTCTACGGGTCTAACGGGATAACCACAGCTAATGGAAGTAATGGTGTATCTCAGGCAAGTGTACCAATATTTGAATATATATCGGGGACATTTCAGCAGGCCATGGGACAAACAGCCAGTATACCTGCCTGGAGCGGGAACAGCTCCCCCGATCAGTCATTAAACACTTGTAGTGCTAATGGTGTTGCTACAACTCCATATAGAGTTTATAACGCCACTATGGTTGTACCTGTTCCTGTATCAGCCTCTACCACTACTGTAGACATAGAAGTGTCTGCGCCTTGTACAGGTACGTTTTTTACATTTACAGTAAATTGCCCAGCCCTTTTAATAGGGTTTCCTTCCACTATTCTTCAGGCCAGTGAAGTTTTATCATGTGCTGCGACTAAAACTACTACTATTTATCACGCAGGGGTCAATACTTTAGGTAACGCTATAAGGCCTGTGCCTCAGGGAGGGCCAATTGCAGCAACACCCGCTACACAAATGGGTCTTCATGATTGGGTGTTTACTGACGCTTATGGAGAGAATCAATTACCAGCAGGATGGTATGGTATTACAAATACTATAGCGGGAGTTTTAACTTCTCAAGCTATAGAGGTTTCCTCAGACGGAATTATTGTCACGATCAACACTTGCGCAAGCTGTGGGAACTCGATTTATATTTCAGGAATCCAAGCCGCTTGTTCTACTTTCTGTGACGGTGTAAATAGAACTATTCCAACTGAAAAACAAACCACTGATTGCAAGGCTTATGCAGGTATTGCTCCAGGAGATGTACTATTAGGGTCTGCTATAGCAACAGGCTGGTATGCATATGCAGCAAGCAGTACCGATACAGCTACAGGTCCATTTAGGCTGATGCAAATAGGAGCAGGGAATGAAATATTAAGCATACAAGAATGTAGTGGAGTTAATTGTGTAACACCTTAATTATGGCAGAATATACTTTATCATATAATACAGAAAATATAGGATGGCCTTCATTTTATAGTTATAAACCTGATTTTATAATTGGAATGAACAGTTATTTATACACCTTTGACGGAGGTAACCTCTATAGGCATAATACAAATGATATAAGAAATCAGTATTATGGATCTTATTATGCCAGCACCATAACAGGGGTGTTAAATACTAAACCTTTAGAAATTAAGCTTTTTAAAACGATGTCTTACGAGTCAAATACAACTGTTGCTGACACTGGTCAAGCCAGATGGGAGGTAGTTAGTTTGGCTACAGATTTAAGTGAAGGTTCAATGCTGACCACTTATTTTGAACAAAAAGAAGGAGAATGGTTTTCATATGTGAGAAACAACGATGACACACTTAATTTTCAATTAAGATCAGCTCACGGAATAGGAGTATGTACGGTGGTTACTAATCCTTTAACTAACGCTTGTGTTATAGAGTTTAGCCAGCCGCCAGGATATATTATAAGTATAGGAGATTCAGCTTACGCAACAACCACTTCTGTCCCACCAGCTGTTTCTCCAGTTCCAGATTTAATTGGCGAGGTAACAGGCGTTAATAATACTACTGTTCCTTATAGCATAACTATAGATAATGATAATACTCCCGCGACTCCAGCTCCTGTTGTAGGTGAATTAATTATGTATTATAAAAACCCTGTAGCAGAAAGCTCAGGAGCGAGAGGATATTATATGGAATATAAACTGAGTAATTCATCAACCTCACCTGTAGAATTGTTTTCTGTATCAGGAAGTGTGATGAAAAGTTTTCCATAGTTTTTTGTATCTTTGTCCATATTAAATTAAATGAACAAGAAAGAGAGTCTAATTGCTAAAAAAGTTTTAGGGGAAATAGCAAATAAGAGAGGTGTAATGTGGGATAAAATTTCACATTTTAAACAACAGTTAAATAAAATTGAAGGAGTATTAACTCATAAGGCAGGTGAAGAACAAAGTGCAGGTTTAAAAAAAGCCGCTCCCTTAAAGCATAATTTTGAAGGAGGGTTATATACCAGAACAATGTTTATGCCAAAGGGGTCTATAATAGTAAGTATGATACATAGACAGCAACATCCTTCTTTTTTATTAAAAGGAGAATTATCATATCTTACTGATGAAGGAGAGGTGAAAAGAATAAAAGCTCCACATACGGTGTTCACTCAAGAAGGGACTCAAAGAGTCTTTTATGTGCATCAAGAAAGTATATGGACATGTGTATACAAAACAGACGCTACTACAGTAGAGGGTGCAGAGTTAGACATATATGCGGATGAATATGTGGAATTACCACAAGAATTAATAAATAAAACTAAAAAATTATGGCAGGAACAGCCGCAATAGTATTAGCTGCAGTAGCAGCAGTAGCCGCTTTAACAGGGGCGGGAATGTCTTTTGGTCAAGCTGCAAAACAAAGAAAAGCAGCCCAAAGAGCAGCGGATAAATCAGCAGCAATGATGAGGGAAGCTGAAAAAAAACTTAAAATGAATATGTATGAAGGGTTAAACGTCCCTTTAGACGCCTATGAAAAGCAAAGAGAAATGAGTGTTTTAGGATCTCAAACTGCCATGCAAGCTCTTCAAGAAGGAGATCCACGAAATCTGGCTGCAGGAGTAGGAGCAGTAGGTCAAGTGGCTTCACTGGCAGATGAGAAGATGCGAATAGGTTTAGCTGAAGATTTATATAAAAACAGAGAGATGAAGGCTGATAAAAGAGCGGCTATACAAGAGCAGTTAGTTAATATGCATTTAGGGCAAGCAAAGCAATTTAAACAAGAAGAGCAAGACGCTACAGAAGCAGCTAATGCGGCAGTGATAGCTGGAGTTCAAGGTATAGGGGAGGCGGCTTCAATTGGAGCTTCAGCAACACCGTTATTTGGTAAGGGAAAAACCAATAAACAAATAGCCGACATATCAACAAGCCTTAAAACTCGAGGTAGTTTTAAGGATTATGATGAAAGTCAAATTAGATCTATAATAAGTAAAGGAGCTTCACCTAACCAGATTGCTGCTTACACTAAAGACCCTTCCACTATCCCTGATTGGATGAAAGGTTTATTTCCAGACATAGAGTGGGGAGTTGAAGTAACAGATAATTAGTACCGAATAAATATGTCAAGAACAGTATCAGATTTTGATTTAACGCCACAAAGAGGAGAAAATGCCCAAATAAATTGGGGGCAGGTGGCTACAGATTTTAGCTCAAAAATACGAGCCGAAATTACTAAAAGGGAAGCTCGTAAAAAAGCTATCGCTGATGATTATGCAAAACAAGCAGAGAAGTTATCAGAAATTCCTGAATCAGAAGATTTCACTATACAAGCTCAATTAGTGAAGGCTTCTCAAGCTTCTATGCGTGAGCTATCAGACAGGTATGATTTAGTCAAAAGCGGTTTATTATCTCCAGAGGATTTTACTTTATTTCAAACAAATCAAAAAGCAGACTACAAAACAACTTCTATACTTATGAAGGGTCTGGGTAAATGGGCGGTAGATACAAGAGGAAGTATAGAAAATCAAACCGCTACAAACCAAACTATATTTATATATGATTATTTAACAAAATATGCAGGATTAAACGGGGTTGAGATAACTACAGGAAAAGACGGAAGGATAGTTTACAAAACCAAAAAAAATCTGATGACAACGGAAGAGGCTAAAAGGATATTAGCTGAACAACGAACAGCTAAGGAAGGAGAGGTTGTTCTTCCAGGAGCTATTTCTGATAAGGATGCTAAAGCTTATGTAAAGGCGAATCCAATTTATGGGGATGAGTTTAGTGATGATAGAGGTGATACTATAGGAGTTCAAGACTTATATAACTTATTTAATTATAGAGGTGACCCAGGGGTAGTAGTAGATACCACGGGTGCAATAAAAGAACAGGTAGATGTGATGGGTCAATATATTAGAAGTTATTTTGATGATGTCACAGGTGTAACTACAACCATAAATGATTTTAGAAATGCTCCAGGCACTACGGACAAGAAACCAGGAGGTGCTTACAGAGAGTCATTACAGATTCTGCAAGATAAGCTGGCTACATCCGAAGGTGAAATCGTACAGGTGCTAACTAATTTAGGAGGATATCAATTAGCTCTAAGCGCTCAAGACGCTAAAAACAAGTATGGAGATGATGTAGATTTAAGCAAAATAATTTATATGAATTATGATAATGGTGTGGTAACCTATACTAATATGGAGGGGAAAAAAGCGATAGCTGATAGTGTTCTTGATAGCGAGTTTAATAGACAATTAGATAGTTCAGTAACAAAATCAGCTCCTAACACTCCTTTCTTAAACTACATTAAAGGAGAAGGGAAGAAAGCAGAAAAATTAACTTCTTACGTAAGCGCTGTAGAAAAAATGCTTACAACTAATGATACAGAAGAGTTTAACACTCAAGCTCGTTTATTAATTCAAAGAATAAATGCTGGAGGCACATTAGGAGACAATAAATTAAACAGGATTATTCGTGAAGGAGATAGCTATGTATTAGAGTTTATGGATGCAGATGGTGAGTTCTATAGAGAAACCCCTATAACCTTCAACAAAGGAGACAGCACTAAGGCGATGCATGAAGCTTTATTCGCGCTTATAACACCTGATGCTGATCTAAACTTTGATGCATATTCAGGAGCTATAACAGACTTTGGTGATCTTGCTAATATAAATATAGATTATGAAAGAGCAAGAACACGCCCAGCTGTTAGGAGCTTTAATGATGCTGTAATGGTAGGGAAAGACAATAGCCTGGTCAGCACTATAGATTTCTTGAAACAGAAGTATAACCGTAACGTAAGGAGGGGAGACATGGAAGGTCTTCCTGGAACAATTTCGTCAATCTTCCAATCCCTGCTTATGGATACAAGGTTAGAAAAACAGATAGTCGTTGAGTTTAAAAAGACAGGCGGGGGAGATGAAGACGGAGTGAAAGTTATAATTGGAGGTGTAGATTATACTGATGCCTTTAACTGGACAAACGACGGTGGTATGGAAGAAGGCGGGGGCGGTATTAATGTTAACAAACTTAATGCAGCGATTCATAAGATTTATAAACAAGCTGTTTCAGGAGGAGATGTTAGTGTAGATGACCCTAAGGGAGAGTTAGATGATTAAATTAGTTTATGGAAAAATTAACTAAATTATATAGTGTTTTAAAAAGAGACGGTTTTTATACTAAATCTTTAGATGAGTTTATAAAACAATTTGAAGACCCTACTTATCAAGATAAAGTATTTAATCTTGTAACTCGAGAGCGACTATTTACTAAAAGCAAAGAAGAGTTTTTAGACGCTTATAGCGTAAAAAAAAAAGACGCTACGGTATTTCCTTCGGAAACTGGTTCTTCGGACTCGTCAGAAACTAATGAAATTCCTGAGGCAACTGAAACCTTTGAGGTTGAGGGCCAAGAAGTTTCTCGCGATGAGTTTATAGCAGAAGAAGATAGGCAGCAAAAAATCCCAGGGATAAACCTTGACCCTTTTCACAGACCTAATCAATATAGCGGATCTACTCGACAAGTCAATGTGGCTTACGAACCCCGAGAGAGTGGGAATTTAGAAACCATTTTAGTCCCTACAGGTGCATCAAAGTTTGAAGAAGCTTTATCCACTATAAACGCCTATCAAATAGATGTAGAAGAAGAAGAAGCAGAAGCTCGTTTAAACTATTTGTTTAATGATTTTGGTTTTACTTTTGAACAAGGGGGAGGCACTATCCTTCAAGGATTTGATTCAATTACTGTTACTGCGCCTAATGGGAAATCTAAAGCTTTTAATCTTGATCCTGTAATGGGGGATATATTTTCAGGAGAAACCAGTGTTGCAAACGAAATGAGACAATGGATGAGAGCGAATCAAACACAGGAGTCTCGAGAAAAAAATATTATTCTTTCTAACGATGAGCAGTATAGAATTTTTTATTCTATGCAGGGGGTACAGGAAGCTGTAAATGCTTTGCAAGAAGATGAAAACAACTTTAAAGAAAGACAGGCCGACTTTCTTACTCAGCGTAATGAATGGATGCAGAAGCAAGAGTTTTATAATACGGTAGACCCAAATAGCTACCAAGCTCTGGAATTTAAAGATGAATATTTAGCACATAAAGAAAAAGGAAAACAAATAGACGCTCTTAAGGATGACTTAATGCTGGATATTCAACACTTTAAGCAATATAGCGATGTTCTTCTTACCCAAGCTGGAAAATATGTAGACTATAAAAGCCAAAAATCAGGTGGTTGGGAATTTTATCCAAAACAAATCTGGAATGCTATGATGAATACAGTGGGAGGAATAGTATCCACAGTAGCAGGGGCGGCTATAGATGTTGCCGCAGAAGGTTTGGAGATTTTTGGCTTCGGGGTATTCCCAGGAGTCTCAGATTTTCAGGAATTTTTAGGGTTTGATAACACCATGGGGCAAAGTCAAGAAGATTTTCAGCAAGACTATTTAAATGTGTTAGAAAACACCAGACCCGAAATATACCAAAACATAATTGCTAAATATCCAGGGATAAGGGATGGTAAGATAGAAGACTTTAGTCAAGTAAGAGAGTTTACAAAAAAACTAATGGGAACGGTATCCAGGATAAAAAACCAAGAAGGGCAGGAGGAGACAGAAGCTTTGTTAGGGAAGGACAGTAGCGGAATTACAGAGGAAGAAGAGATTGCAGAATTAGCTCGAGACCAACATATAAAAAGAATTAAAGATATAGTTAAAGGAAGACCTGCATCAGCTAAAGATAAAGATGGGAATCTAATTGGATATGAAGCAAAAAACTGGACGGGACTACGAAATATATTTACAGACTATTTAGGATTTAGCGATGTATCTGAAGAGGCTGATATGGCGGTGAGAAGTAGAGGTGGATTTGCGGCATTTATATGGAAAGGGATATTAGGAGGTATGGAAAGCCTACCTGCATTAGTAGCATTTGGAAGAAAGGGTGTAATGAAAAAACCTAAGAAGTCTTTGAATGCTTTGCAGAAAATGGCGGCTAATACAAAAGCATATTTACTTTCTCCTCACGGTATGCAAAGATCTTTGCAAATGTCAGGATTTATTGCTGATGGTATAAATAAAGAAATGGAAAACAATCCAGCATTTGCCTACGTCTCAGAACAACAAAAGAAAAACATCTTACTCCCTATTGCAGTAACCAGTTCAATTTTAGAGGTAGCAGGTTTTAGGAATTTAGAAACAGGAACAAACTTTACAGGAGCTGCTTTAAAAATGGCTTTAGGGCAAACCACAAGAAAAACAACAGCTAAGGAATTTACTCAAATTGTAAGTGATGTAGTAACTAATCCTTGGAAAAAAGGAGCATTAAGAATTTTAGGAGCAGCAACTGCTGAATTTGAGACAGGACTCTTACAACAGTTAACTGAATTTGAAATTAAAAGACTTTATGATTTAGTAAACAATGATGAGTTTAACACTCCTGTAATGTGGAGTAAAGAGTATGGAGGAAAAGTATTAGAAGCAGGATTATTAGAAGCTATTGGGGGTGCAGCTTTAGGTTCAATTGCAGCAATGCATGAGGCGGCTACCAGTGACAACTTACAGAGCATTAGCAATGATATGTTTGAATTATTTAATAGTATAGTAGATGATAAGAATTTTAAAACCATGTATGTTGCTGACTTAAAACAACAAGTTATTACAGGAGAAAGAACACAAGAAGAAGCTGATGTGTTACTCTATCAGTTTAATCAATTAGCAGGGATTAAAGGTCAGATACCATCCGATATGAATGCGGATAATAAGAAAAAAGCTATAGCACTGCTTTTAAGAAAACAGGAGTTAGAAAATCAGGTAGAAGGAAAAGACGAGTCTTTAACGCGTAAGCAAAGAGATGAAATAAAAGCTATTGATAATGAAATGGCTAAACTTTCTGAAGAAAGCATTGAAGACATAGGGGATCTGGAGAAGGGAAGAAAAGGAATAAAAGTAGAGGTTACTGAAGAAGATGCAATAGAAGAACTTAAGCAAGAAGGGGTGGAAAATCCATCTCCAAAACAAATAAAAGAAAAACAAGATGCCATTTATAAGCGAAGCACAGAGACGCTGGATGCACAAGAATCTACCGAAGATAGCGGCCAGGTGGGAGAAGGCGTATCCCAGCAAGAACCTTCCCAAGAGGGCGAGACCGAAGTCGAGACTGAAGACGGGGCGAAGACCCAGGAGGAAGTAGATTTAGATAGAGAAGCGCAAGAAGACGCAGATTTAGAAGAAGTTCTGGGTGACACTAATCAAACAGAAGAAGAGGTTGGTGATAATCTATTTAGAAACACTAAAGGAAAAACTATAGACGATACTCAGAATCGTAAAGAAAAAAACACTATATACAGACGAGCTAAAAGAGGAGCTAAGTTTATAAGAAAACTTCTCCCTGGAGTGTCTATCACTTTATATGACGATAACGATGTATATAACAAAGCGGCTGGTCGTGAAAAAGGATTTAGTGAACCAGGGACATATGATCCAGGGTCTCGTAAAATAATGATTAACGTATCAGTGGCAGCTAAACTGGGAAGAACAGCTGTGATAGCTCATGAAATAGGTCACGCTGTTCTTGTAGAAACCTTAAAAAAAGCTGGGGAAAACTCAGTGATGGCAAGGAAAGTTGCTCGTAGATTAATGGAGGCAGTATATAAATCAGCCTACCTTTCTAAAGCAGATAAAGCAAAGATAGAGGCATTTATAGATGCTGGTAAATACGAAGAAAATATAAGAGATGAAGAGCGTTTTGCAGAGGTGGTTAAAATAATAGCCACACACTTTAACAACTTTAGTCCAGCCAATAAATCCAAAATCAGAAGATTATTAGATAAATTAATAGATGCTCTTCCCAACAAAGTTAAAGCCGCTTTAAACAGGTTAGGTTTTGATGTTATGACCGCTACAGATAATGAGATAATTCAATTCTTACAAACTATAGGATCAAAAATAGGAGCAGGAGTAGAGGCAGAAGCAAAAGACGTAAAGGTTTTAAAGAAAATAGTAAAAGAAGAAAAGGCTGACACTAAGGCTAAAACAAAGCCTAAAACAAAGCCTAAAAAACCGAAGAGTGAAGTAAAAGAAAAAGAAAAGGCTGACACTAAGCCTAAAAGAAAGCCTAAAAAACGTAAGAATGAGAGGCCTTACAATCAGCCTAAATGGCAGAAATTAGATTTAATAGAGAAAGGGGTTCTATTTTTCGCTATTGAAGATTTGGAAAAAAGAATAGCTCTGATAAAACAAAGGTTAGCGGCAGATTTAAGGTCGTTGGAGAAGGGAATCTGGCCAATGCAAGATTTTGGAATATACAAGAACGAAGCAGAGTTAAGGGAATATGCCCGAGAGCTTATTCGTGAACACAAAGCTGCACTAGCTGAGCTAAAAAAAGGAATTCTTCCAAAATCAAAAGCTGCGAAGAAAATGGCATTTCAACCACGAGAATGGGGGGAGAAAAAAACGACAGAAGGAGGTTGGAGTAGAAGGTCTAATAAATTATACAATGCCTATTTAGCTAAATGGGAGGCTAAACAACTGGCTAACGAGAAAGTTAAAAACAAGCAAGCTAAAAAAAGTTTAGCAAGAAGAAGGCTGGAGTTAGGGGAGGAGTATCAAATGAGAGGAGACTATATAAACAATCTAAACTTTGACTTACAGCAATTAGAAAAAAAGGCGGCTGAAGTAAACTTATTGGTAAAGCCTACTTATAATGAAGTCACAGGTCAGCTAAATGGATACCGTTTTACAACTCTGAGTGGAGCACACATTAACCCGATGGAAGTAGAGCAGGGGTGGAATAGAAGATCAAATAGAATTGCAGACGGAGCAGACGGAGAGAATTTAATTAAGGCAGGAAACAATATACTTGAAATAGTGAAGATAGCTATTGATAATGGTTTTACCAACGACACTATAAAAAGATATTTAAAAAGAAAAAATTATAGTACAACAGAAATCAATGAAGCTCTTAAAATAACTACACAGGGAATATTTGAAACCCTTCCTAAGAGTTTTGCTAATCTTCCAGGAGGGATAAAATCTGGACTCACATTAATGATGAAGATTAGTAGTAAATATATTCAGCTCACTGACACTAACAGGAAGAGTAAAGATTACAATGAGAAGTTAGAAAAGAAAGCGGCTAAAGGAAAGGCAGAATCCACGTGGTATCTTAAGTTAAGAGAAGTGAAAGATGACACCCAAATAATGAATGAAGTGGTGGAGTATGCAAGAACCCTGCCAGAGTATAAAAGCGCAGGGTATAATACTTCCTTAGCTCTTCTTATTGAGCGTGATGTAATGCTGGCCTTAAACCCAACTCCTAATAACTATAGTGCGCCTCAAGTCAGAGCGTTAACTCAAATTCTCAAAGGTAAAGCGTTTGCTCAATTAGAAATAAGACAAGCGCAAAAGTTTTTAAGAAACTTTATGAGATCGGTTTTGCCTCGAGATTTATACGGGAAAGGAGAAGTAATAAGCTTAATAGATAAAGTTAATGCTATTAAAACCAAAGAAGAACTTCCTGCCGTAGTAAAAGAAGTGTTAGATGTGGTAACCAGAAAAGCTAATAAAAGCTATATGGCTTCCATCTTTAATATTCTTAACAGAAAGACAAGAAAAATTGAATCAGGAAGATATAAAGGAAAGATAATAAGTGAAAACATAAGGCAAAGAATTAAAGATATTAATGCAATGATAGCTGACCCAGAGTCTGGATTCAAAGCTATCAAAAAAAGAATAAATGAGCTTTATAAAATAAGAGAAGAATTAGAAGCTAAATCCGATACTATGACTGACCAAGAAATGCAACAGCTGGATGACATTGCGGTTGCTTTAATTGTCAATAATGCTTTTATGTCGGAGAATGACAGCCCTAATAAAACTCAAGAATTAATAGAAGCTTTAACTATTTTAAATGAGTTAGAGGTTCAAGGACGTACTGAGTTTCAAACCCAATTAGAAGAAGCGCGGCTACGCTATCGTAAAAACTTTGCTATGGCATTTAAAGAAGTTACAGGGCTAACTATTAATTGGAAAGACTTAACTGAGGAGGAGGCTTATAAGGAGGTGACGGAGCGGGAAAAAGGAAATAACACAGAGCTTGGAAGAATTGTAGATAAACAAGAAAATAACGAAGTGTTAACCACTGCAGAGTTTAATAAGTTTAGAGATGCCGTAGAAAAGAAAAGAAAAAGTGCCTGGGGTGATGCCAGAGCCGATGCTCTGGATAGATTAAAGTTAGAAAACCAAAGCGCACCAGTTAAAGGAGTTGTAAGGAGTGTGAAGAGGAAGATGGCTGTGGCAGCTAAAGGTATGTTGAGATTTTTAGATCACAATATAGTTGCCACTGCGGAGGATTTATCAGGGTTAATGGATAGAGTATTAAGATCTACTGGTGACTTATTTGGAGGCCCTCTTATGGAGTTTGTGGCAGATAGTGTTCGCGCCTCTACGCGTGAGTTTAAAAAGCAAAGAAGATTACAGCAAGGAATATTTTATGACAAATATGAAGAGATATATGGTAAAAAATGGCGCAAAGCTGTGAGACAAAATTCTGTCATAAACCCTTTAGACATTTATTACAGTAAAAAAGCTCATGATATTTTAGTAGAACAAAAGGAAAAAATTAAAAAAAGTAACGCCAGTGAGCGAACTCAAAAGGATTTGATTCTTCACATAGATAAACAAATTCTAAGAAACCAACTGGAGTTAAGTCAAAACCAAATGTATTATATATATAATCAATTCAAAGACCCAGCACTTAGGTATTTGAATGGAGTGGATGGTGATGCGAGTAAAACTTTAGATAATACTTTTTCCCCAGACCGTGGTTTAAAAACTATGCTTTTATACGAGTTTGACTCCAAAGGTAATTTAATAGTAGATTCTAATGGAGAGTTTAAGGTATCCCAACAAGCGGTTCAAGGAGATGCGGCTAATGTCTTAAGTAAAATAGAAGAAGCTTTGGATGATAAAGTAAAAGAGTGGGCAGACTGGCAAGTAGATGTTTACTATCCCTCTGTATATTCGCGCTATAACGATGTATATAAAAATATATACAGAACAGCTATGCCTCAAAACCAGTATTATGCAGGAAGATTATTTAGAGAAGCTCCTGAACAGGCAGAGCCAATAACTGTGTTGCCTGTAGATAAAAATGGTGCGTACAACCCTATTGCGCCTCAATCTACCAAAGCAAGATTAGCCTCTGATAAAGGAATACATTTTGCAGACGGTGATAACGCAATGGTTAACTATATGCGTGATATGGAATATTTTGCAGCCTACGCAGAAACCATTAGGGATATACATAAAGTGTTTAGTGATAAGGCTATGAAAGGGGCGATTGCAGAACTCCACGGAGAGAATATAAATGAATACATTAATAATGCTATAAAGAAAATAGCTAACAAAGGGAGTGAGTTGGGGGATGTCAACGTAAAAATGATCAACGCCTTTAATACAATGTTCTTGTTGTCGCGTCTGGGCGCTAACCTTACTTTGGTGGCTAAGCAGATGACCTCCTTCCTTACTTATGGTAATGATATAGGATATCTTAATTGGGCGAAATATGCCGCTATCTCTTTAACCAAACTTTTCAAAACACACAGGGAGATTATGGAAAACTCAATTGTGCTTCAAGATAGATACGGATACACGATAGATGTTAATGGTAAAAGAGTTTACGTTAAATCTACACCTATTCAAAAAAACGTAGAGAACTATGCCGAGCAGCAGATGATTAACATGATACCACTGAAGGCACGGGAGGTGGGTATAGAGAATATTATAAAGTATTTAATGCTTACTACAATGGTTGGGGATAGGGCTGCAATTTTAATAGGAGGTATACCTAACTATCTTTATTATAAAAGTAAATTTAAAAAGGCAGGTCTAAGTGAAGAAGAGGCTATCCAGAAAGCTATTGTGAGCTTTGAAAAAGACACCTTAAAAACTCAGCAGTCATACGACTTGCAGGATAAAGATTATTATCAAACAGGATATCCTTTCATGAGGGCCTTTAATATGTTCTTAACCACGCCTAAACAATACTTTAGAAGAGAGGTTGTCGCAACCCGAAACCTATACCGAAAACTAAAAGCCTGGGATGTAAACGCTGGAAGAGGAACATTGACTGAAAACCTAAGAACTTTATTTACCTATCACTTTATAATGCCAATGCTGTTTCAGTATGTAAGTCAAGGATTCCCAGGGCTTTTAAGAGCCATGACAGACGAAGATAAAGAAGAGCTTAAATGGGCGGCTCTACTTGGAAACCTTAATGCTATCTTTATTTATGGGCAAGCTTTGGAGAGCGTGGTAGACTACCTTATACTTGATAAAAGCTATGGATCAGTTCCTCAAAGTCTTCCTATTTTAGAGTCAATATCTAAATTAACTGAACTATGGAAGCGCGCTCAAAACGCTAAAACAGAGGAAACTCGTGAAAGAAATATGGATAAATTTTTCTTAGAATTAGTTCAAGCTTGGGGACTTCCTGCTTCTCAAATAAAAAAAATATGGAAGAACTACAGTGAGCTTGGAAGTGCTGATGGGCCTGGAGACGCGATGCTTTTAATTATGGGCTTTAGTGAGTATATGAGAAAAAGAGCAGAGAAAAAAGGAGGAGTTAAACTAACCGAGAGAGAAAAAGAATTATATATACCAGGGTATAAGAAAAACAAGGATCGTCTCCAAAACACTCCCCAATACAAGTTAATGCAGAAAAGAAAAGACCAGGAAAGGGAAAGAAAAAAGAAACTAAGAGAAGATTATTTAAAAAGGACTTATGGCAGAAAACGTAGATAGCGAAAGAAAATTAATGGAGGATAGTTATTACTTAATAACAGGCCGTAAGTCTTTTGAGGAGGTATTAGAAGACGAGAAAGAGTTGGCTGTTATTTTTAATCCCTACCAGCCCATAAAAGTAATGGATGGGGACGCTTATGATTGTTTAATAGAATATTATATATCTACAGAAGAGTATGAAAAATGTGACGAACTAATGCAAATGAAAGAATTAAACCAACTTATTAACCTATAATATATCCTACTCCACTTGCTACAACATCTGTATCAAAATTCTCTTTATAGTTTATTCTTTCCACTTCTAATTTATAAAATTGAGTAGCCATCATTCCCGCCACATGAGAGTCAGTGGGAAAAAAATATTTCCACCCTTGGGAACACCCTCTGTTTATATAATAGAAAAATCCCATCCCTAATTTGCGTGTATTTTTTTTAAAAAACACTACAGCTGTTTGGTCAGATGTAGGAATTATTTCGTGTACACTAAAAGTTTCTCCCTTGTAATTACCTTCTCGGGTTTTATTGGAGAAATTATCTGCCACATCTCTTGCGGCTTTCCCTAAAGCTTTTGCTATTTGTTTATTCATTTAAGTTTTTGTTGAAGTTTACGTATTCTTAACCGAACCTCTTTTGTTTGAGGTTTAGATAATTTGAGTCTTAATATTTCTTGCACTATTTCATGTGATTTCATAAGTCCATCATACAATTTATAGCAGTGTGCCCTCCTAAAACAACACCACACGATATACTTTGTTTTTTAAAGTTTTTAGCGTAGGCCGCTGCATATGATTTAGCATCTATACCGCACCCTACCTGCATAGCAAACACTCTAAACTTCTTTCCTACAAACCAGTGAACATATGCCTCGGTATGAATATGGCCACATACGCTTGACATCATATTGTTTTTGGCTTTAGTTTTTGCTTGCCCTCCTTCTCCGTGTTCATACAGAACGTTATCATACACTATGTTTTCCACCCATCTCCATTTAGGAGTGCCTAAGACGTCATTGTAGGATCTTATCCACGCTGAAGGTACTCCCCCTGTCATCGCCTTTCTTGAGGCCATTCTGTCGTGATTTCCAATCAGCACGTCAGCTACAGGAAAAGCGGAATACCAGTCTTTTACAAATTCTTTAGCCATCTTTAACTCATAGCCAGGGGAAAGTCCGTCAGGATCTGGCTCATGATAGCTGAAGGCATGGTTGTCTAAAATATCTCCTATAAATATTACTTGATTGCAGTTATAGCTGGCATAAGTTTCTTGACAATGGCTTAAATATCCTTCTAATACAAAAGGGGCGTGGAGGTCTCCTATAACTAAAACTCTACGCTCTTTTTTATTTAAGTTTTCAAAAGCCTTTCTTTTATTTCCTGACAGCCGAGGCCTGATTTCGTCTACATTATTTTTGTCTCCTGTAAGAACGTCGGGGTCATTATATTTCATCAGTAAGTGATTGAATTAAGTCAGCAAGAAGTTGGATTAAGGCTTGCGCCTTCTTCTTTGCGTGTTGGTTTTCTCTCTCCATCAAATCCTCATAAATATCATCGCCAAGTCGGTGGATGCTTTCTGACACATAAGTTATGTGCCGTATGGCATTTACATCCTCCTTGGCTACTCGTGGCATTTATAGTTTAGTTTTTTTAATTTATTGAGGTCATGTTGTAATTGCTCTATGGCTAAAGATAGCAGAATATTTGACTTATGCAAGTTATTTAAAGATTTTTTTATTAACACAATATCAACGACATCTACACTGGTGTCAAGCAGATCGTTTTTTGTTTTGAACAGGTTTAAACATACCTTATATTTCTCTTTTAAAGCAGGTTTAAATTTTACCATATAAGGAAACTCTCTGACTCCGTGAATAATAGTTGCATGGTTTTTTAAAAAATGTTTTCCGATTTCTGCAAAACTCATCTGGAGTTCTTTTCTCATTATGGTATAACAAGTAGCTCTGGCTTCAATAGTAGCTGCTTGTCTGCTTTTAGAGTTTACATCAACACTAAACACGTTGTTGGCTATTCCTTTGAGCCTGTTTATTTTTACAAATTTCATTTGATTTTATGTATAAATTTAAATTTCTTAGGTCTAAGTATTCATCCATAGAAATAGGGGTTATGTCGGTGAGTGTCATATTCTCTAATTCTATTTTTACCACTTCTAATGCAAAGGTTATCGGCTTGCCCGCATACACCACTAAACCTCCCAATATATGGGAAACTAAGCTGTTGTTTTCTACCTCAATACTGTTCTCTTCAAGAAATCGAGCTATCTTAAGACTAACGGGTAGCTCAAATTCTTCCAGTGCCTCCAGGAAGTAATCATCCACCTCATAAATCTTCTCCTCTATATATTTCTGTTTCAATTCCATGGTCGTGTAATTCTTTTAATCTATATTGTTGCAAAGTAGACACCCTTCCGTTAGGTTTTTTGATTTCTGAAAACACAACGCTGGAGTCTCTCGGAATAGCAATAAGATCAGGAATACCATTTTTATTTGTTTTGATAAGCTTAATAACATAGTATCCTTCTTCTTCAAATTTTTTTATTCTTTTCGCCTGTATCCTTTGCTCCGTCATATTACAAAGTTAATAAATCTCTCTTGAAATGAGTTAAAGTATAATCCTTTTTCTTTACTACAGCCTTATATATTTGTCTTTCAATCCCTTCATTGCTAAAAACCCAGTAAATTTTATTAAACCTTCTGGACTTGGTAGTCATACGATCTCGGGACTGCCAATAGCTTGTGGCTGAAAAATCAATATTATAATAAACTATACATTCAGCATTTCTTAAACTAATCCCCTCTCTTCCGCTTACAATTTGTAAAGCAATAGATTTGTTGGTGGTATCAAACTCCTCTAAGTCGGTTGTTATTCTGTCTTTATACACTTCTTTAATAGCACTCAGCTCGTTAACAAACTTGTAAAATATAGCGATTTTTCTTTCTTTAAATCTATCAGCTATAAAATAAGCTTTAGTGTGGTCGACCACCATTCCATTACCGCTCTCAAATTTTATAGTACCAGAGCTTAATTGGTGTATCTTCATCATCAGCTTTACCGAAGTGTCAGCGAGTATTACCTCTTCTTTGCCTTGAACCACTAAGTCTTGTTTTAATTTTTTAATAAGCTTAAGGGTTTTAGGATCTAAAGGAACCATTAAAACTTCCTCATCTATAGTAGATTCAAATCCTGCTAATTTTTGCGTGTAAGATATTAGATAGGGCTTCATGTGGTGCAAAATCAACTCCAAACCATTAGAGTAGTCATTGATCATCATTCCTCCAATTTTTCTCTGTCTCACCTTCACATAGCGTTTGCTAAATGAATAGAAGTTTTTATGAGAGTTGAAAGGGTTTTTAGGTATAGCGTATACTTGATGATACATTTGACTATAAGATTCTGGAGTAGGTGTGCCTGACAACAGGACAACATAAGGTTTAGATTTGGAAACTATTTCTTTAATCTGCTTAGCTCTTTTGCTTGGTTTAGGGAAAGCGCCCATTCCATGAGCTTCATCGCAAATCAATCCATCCCATCCTTTAGTGGGTACTTTGTGGAGAGATTCGTAGTTTGTAATCATAATATCATAACCGCATCCAGAGTCATCATAATCATTCTCAATGCTTGTTATAGCTTTCTTCTTGGTAACGAATAAAACTTTTTTCCTCTTGGCGTCTTTGGCCCACATATAGGTAAAAAGATTTAAAGAGGTTATAGTTTTTCCTGTCCTTACTTCCATAGCTAAATAGAGAAAACGAAAAGGGATAAGAATTTTTATCCCTCTTTTTACAATCTCCTCTTGGTATGGTCTTAGCTTTAACATTAAAACTCAATCTTTTTTATTTAATTATTATTACTTCTCCTTGTGTTTCAATCCAAACATGCGCACCACAACTTAAGGGTTTTTGAGGGCTATACACCACTTTGCTTGGACCTTTTATCTCTACCTCATGTGCGTATGTATTACTCTTATATGTTTTGCATGTTAGAACAGGATTATCTTGATTGTTTTTCCTGTTGGCTTTTATTACATGCTGGTTTACGTGGATTACTGTTTTCACTATTATAATTTTAACTTACCCGTATACTCTTTAGAGTGTTTGTTTACAAACTTAATCCACTTACCTATCATATCTCTTCCTTCTTCAGGGGCGGTGTTGTATTGATATATACCATAAGAAACCAGCCATTTATAAAACCTAATACGACTAATAGTCATTTTAGATTTTGGGGCTCTGTCAGGATTCTCTTCTATAAAATCGAGATACAGATCATTCTTGTATATCTTTTCATTAAACTTCAACTTATCTTGATCAGGAACTCCTCCAACTAATCCACACCATTCAATAAAGTCATGACCTGTTTTGGCTGACAGCTTTCTAATTCTCAAATTAACAAACTCGCTTTTTAATAATCCACTACTAAAATACATTTGTAAATTTTTAATCATATAGTTATCAAACTGACACCACTCATCATCATTCCATTCTCCAAACATCAGCCGACCAAACTCTACTAAAGGGGTAAAGTCTTTGGTATAATATTGAGAAAGTTCTAACTCCCATTTTCTTCTTTCAAAACTTGTTCCTTCCCCACTTATAGCATAATTTGTTGTAATGGCTATCTTAGGGGATTTATTGAAGGGTATTTTAATTGCATCTTTATTCTTTTTCTCTAAAGTTAATCCTTCGGTAATTACGCTAAACAATCTCTCAAATTCAAAATATTTTTTTACATCATCAAAACACAGTATCTGGGTATCAGCAGACACGGTTTGATAGGCAAAAGACCTTTCAAAATTAAATGACTTCCCATCAATAAATACTAATTTTTTCATTTGGCTAAGTGCATTCATAAATAACCCTTTCCCAGTTCCTCCTTCTGGGTTGTCTGTAATTACTTCATCGTTGAGAATAACAGCAGGGCAATAGGCTAAGTTTTTCCATCCATGCAATAAATATCCAATAGTGGTTTCCATAGATTTAATTCTTGATTTATCTGCACCACAAATGTTTGATATAAAAGATTGATATTCACAATTCCCTACATCACATAATGTAAAAGCCCTATCTATTACGTGATCCTTCCACACGTACCCTCCTAAATCTATGTAGTCTATGGTTTCAATTTTATTGTGAGTAATTTGTACAGCACAATTCTTGTAATACAAATAAGAAGTGTCTTTTTTATCTTCGATAAAATAAACCTGGATAGAAGATAAAAGAGTAAGAAACTCTTCTCTAAAATAACGAGTCCTTTCAGCGAAATAATTATATATAGCGTAGTCTTCTATTTCTAACAAATAACTCAGAATAAAATCTTTAATCTCTTTTTCAGATGTATGATCTATAAGATTATTTGTAACCTTTACAAACACATAGTTCTTGCTTCCTTGTGGATTAAATTTATAAAATCCATTATCTTCTAAAAAGTTTTTAAAAAGTATATGTATAATTTTTACTACACCCTTCTCGTTTTTACTCCAGAAAACATTATTAGAGTTCTCCTCTTCCAGCTTATTAATTACATTGTCTATTACGCCAACCTCAATATTGTCATCTACTAATTGAGATCTAATTTCTTTTTTTGTTGCCCCGCTTCGTAGTTTAGTTTTTATTTGGTTAAGCTTCTCTTCATCTTCATAAAATTTGGTAGCAAAGTTTTGTTTTTGAGAATAGGCAGATTGGATAGTTCTTTTAACCTCTGTTATAGGAAAATCTTTAGTTGCAAATTGGCTCATCACGTATTCAGCCAGGGTTTTATTAATTCCAAAATCATTAAAGGCTGATGCTAAAATATACACATTGTTGTTTCTCTCCCCTTCAATTAGTCCGTATTTTTTCTCCCACCATTTAACCAGGATTTCTACAATTTTATTTTCATCTGTTACTGGGATAGTGGTATTGACATCCAGCCTACCTACCTCGGTGTATTCTTGCTCTATAATCTCATCCCACAGACTTGAATTATAGTTTATATAAATTAAAGGATCGTAGGATTCGTAGCATACTCGAGATAAATTTTTAACTGATACATCAAAAAATTCACTTCCAAAATGATGCTGTAAAGAGTTAAAGTATTGTTTATGTGTGTCTTGTTGATCAGGTATCTTTACAAGAACTTTTAACCCTAAACCACTGGGAGATATAAAACAAGCGAAGGTATATCTATCGTTAGTAATTACTTCTTTCTCTTCCAACATTAATTTTTCTGATGGAAAATTATCAAAATCTAAACAGATTAATCCTGAGTGTTTGATTAAACTACTATCGTTTCTTTTTGTAAATTGCCCACTAAAACATATTGCTGGTAATGATTGCTTTATTTCATTTCGTTTGGTCTTGTCTGACTCTTGCCGTATACGTTTTACTAAGTCTTTCGATGCACCTTCTTTTATTCTTTTTAATACTACTTCAACTTCTCTATAGAAGGGTTGAGAGGTATTTTTAATACTTTTAAATATAGTTATTTCCATTTGATTTGAGTTTATGTTGAGTTTATGTTAAGTTTATGTTGACTTATTTTTTTCTAACTATTTGATTATTAGTTATTTATATATTTATTTTTATTTTTATGTTGAAAATTAGTTAATATAAATAATAAAAAAAAATATTATAAGAGTTAAATAATTATAAAGTGTAAAAAAGAGAACTAAAAATTAACATTACAACATAAAAAAAGGAGGGGTAAACCTCCTTTTGTTTACATTGTTAGGTTTAAAAAGGAAGGTCTTTCTCTTCTTTTTCCTCTTCCTTTTTAGGTTCAGGTTTCCAGGTGTCTACAGCTACATAATGTGTTTTACCATACTGATCTTCCTCTCTTTTCTTTTGAACGATCAGTTTAATATACTTCTTACCATTATACTCAAACATGTGTTCTTGTGGTAGGTCTGTTAAACATAAACTGCAAGCCACTTGATCTCCATCAAATTTTGATGTACCTGATCCTACATAGATTTTTTCTGACATTTTTTATTTATTTTAATTATTTGTTCCAAATGATTTATTGTAGATATGATGATATCATCCTTATCTTCTCTACTATTACAGGTCATTGGAACTTCAACCACGCAATAGTTTTTCTTTTTGGTTTTTTTAATCAACCATTTCCATAATTTTTTAAAGTATTTCACGATGCACAAATTGGTTAATATCTTGTTGAGATTCAGGGGTAAAAAAAGTGTTGTAAATAAAAATTGCTTGTTCGACTTTTTCTTTTCCTCTATCTATAAATTCATCTCCTGGAATAAATATTCCTAATTGCAAGGTGTTCTTATCTATTACAAAAAATTCTAAAGGTTTGTTAAATAATTCTTGATATATATATGCTTGGCTATCGTAGTTATATTTTCGAGCCGAGTATCTAAAATCTGAAATTGAACTTGAAGTTTTGATATCAATTAATTTATCTTCACATACTATATCAGCTTTACCCTTCCATTCTATCCCTTGTATATTTTTTATCATAGGAACTTCATACTGATTGCTGAGGTTATTAATTTGAGAACTCATTTCTTCATTGTTATTAACTATCTCTATCATCTTATCCAGGTTTTCTTTTTCTTTCTGGAGCAACATCATCTTCCCTTCCTTTTCTAACAACTCTTTATACGCTTTAGTGTTTCTGCTTGTGAAATCTACCACTTTATATTGGGATAGTTTGTTGGGCTCTAACAAAGCTGTATGAAAATATCTACCCTCAAGCATAGCTTTAGTTTGATCTTTGGGTTGTCTAAAAGACAGAGGATCTTTCAATAAAGAGTATATATCCGAGTTGGAGAGCCATTGTTGACCAAACTCCCCATAATACAGCTCATCATTTTTTAATTTGTCAAGATCGGTCACGCCAGTAATTTAGAAAGTTCTTTTTTCATTTTAGCATCTACAATATAATGCTTTTCTATATCCTTCATTAACAAGCTTAAACTCTTGTCAGGGTTTTTCTTTATATGCTTTACAGCGTTGTCAAACTCTTTTGTATTAACCTCTAACTTTACTTTTGTTTTTCCAGTTTTTAAATTAGTAATCTTAACCTCCTCTAAATCAAATGATTTTTTTAAAGTATCTAATTTAGTTTTAGGAGATTTTAAAGGTGTGGATGTATATACTTTAGCATCAGTATCTGCATCTGTAATAACCCCCAACATTGAAGACAACGCATATCTTCTGAAATATGTTATACCAGCACCAGCCGACTGAAACTTATTCATCCCTTTCATATCGCATTCAGGAATATGACACCACGCATCTATACTCTCTCCTGTTGTAGTGTGAAATAAAGTTGTTCTCAATCCATCTTGCTCTACGAACTGCGTAAAACCTAAATGGTGTTTTTTAAGAACAGGTTTTATTTGAGCAATAATATGTTCTAACTTTACATATTTATAGCCATAGCCATCCGTATCTTTTAGTAATACTGGCACTTCTTGTTGAAAATTAGCCAACGCTTTGTAAATGTTTTTTCTTTCCATTGTTTTTAATTTAATTAGTAATTTGATTTAATTTTACATTATGATCTGCATATTTTTTTATCAGATTTGCCCTCCGAGTTTTTAAATTTTGAATATGCTTATCGTTTTTCCTGGTGTTCATTTCCACTTTCATACGCCTCTCAATTAATTCCAGCTTGTGTTTACAATTATTAATAGCAACCTGGATCTTCCCTTTCTTCCATCCATTCTCTAAAAAATACTCATATTCATCTTCTTCTATTTCTTGGTAGTAATGTCCTCCTTTTGAGCAATTAAGTATTTCTATTTTACTGGCAAAGGATTGTAGCTTAACCCCATTACCCATCACGCTTAATCCCTTAGGAAGAGTAGAGGTAACAGCTGTACTATCTTTTTGTGCTTGATTTACTATGTCTTTTAAAGTGTATCGCACTACGCCTCTTGTATTTTTTCAATCATATCGTAATAATCCCTGTCTTCATCTATCAGGGCTTTAGCTTGTTTATAGCCATGAATTATCGTGGAGTGAGCAACCTTACATCCATTGTCCTCCATAAATTTTTGCACATACGATACTCGTATTGGGCGTTCTAAACATAAATAAAATAAAAGTTGCCTGGCATCTACCAAATCTCTTCTTCTACTTTTGTCAAACATTTCATCTAATGTTAAGTGAAATTGTTCTGCTATTGCGTGTGCGTACTTATCAAATATCTGTTTTTTCATTTGTTTAATTTTTCGTTTAATCTTTCTATTTCAAATTCTAAATGAGCAATCGCCTTACGGAGATCCTCAACAGGAGTGTCGTGCTTTCGAGAACTTCGGAGGCAGTAGGTTACTGCTGTGCCTATATTATAGGTACAATCAAAATCGCTAACTACATAGCGAGCTTGATAGTTTCTGTTGGTATTTGTGCCTATATAATAAGAAGGCACTCTGTCATCAGTGGTGTTTTGCATTTTTAAGCTGGATTGGAATAACTTTGGTAAAAATAACAAATTACTTGTTCATAAACAAGCGAATTAAGGCAAACTTTTATTCGTTATCATCAGCATAATCACAGGCCTGGTTATATATGTTAATGTTCTGATCTTCCACATAGTTTACAAACAGATCATACCATTTTAATAGTTGCTTTTCTTTGTTCATCTTTTTAATACTTCGTTAATTACTTCCTGAGCATCTTCGCACCCTTCTACCATTTTTTTATCTGCATAATCAAATAATATATCGTTGTGTTTTTCTAATAGCTCTACTTTTTTTTGCAAAGCCCTTGTTTGCTGATACAGAAAATCTATTGTTTCTTTCATAATTTTAAAATTTAATCTATTAGTTCTATCTCATCCATATCTTCGATCATCTCCTCATCCATATACTCGAGCTGGTTACCCTCCATTATCCATACAGGCAGTACATCTCTCTCGGCTAACATATCTTCAATGGTATACTCTATTTTTCCATTTTCTTTAAACTCATTAAGAAGATACCCTCCCCAATACTGAATGTCATCAAAATCACTAAACATCCAGTCCAGAAATCTTGATTTTTTTAATTTATATAGTTTTTTGCTTTTCATAAGTTTTTTATTTTAAGTAGTGGATTTTGAATTATATTCAAGCATTTTAACATTGTTTTTTCTATCTTGGTGAGTATAAAATTCTAACACGTCTTTTTCTGTTTCTCCCACAAACTCTTCTAAAGAATATTCCTCATACCATCCTCTCGTGTAAGTGTCGTCTATATTTGTATATTCATCCTCATCCAGATAAGTTACACAACATAAATAATCCCAATCTTCATACAGAGCATCTTGATACGAGTGATCTTCTGGGATTTCTTTAATAACCCCTTGTTTATTTATAATAAAATATTTATGGGTAGTCCAATTAGGAATATCATATTGTCCCCACTCATAACATACTCCATCTTTATAGCTCATCCATCCTCCCCATCCTTGTTCTTCTTCATAGGTATAGACAAAAGAGGTTACCAATTTAGAAAACTCTTCTATTAACTCTGAACAAAGAGGCGACCAAGCTGTTGTAAAATGATAAACACTCTCTGATACACTATTTTCATAACAACCCCATTTAGTTCCCCAATTATGCAAACTCCAGTCATACCAATTATCAAATTTATATTTGTCAATATACTCTTCTTGCATTTCTTTGGTTATTCTTCGCGTCCAAAACTTCTCTGTGTCTTTCTTTTTTTCGTGTTCTTTATACGCTTGAGGCGATACCACTTGCGTAGGAGAGGTTGTGTTCTGGAGTTCTTTAGGCATAGGCAAAAGATATTCGGCTAAACCTCCATCTTTTTTTACTATTTCTTCTAATAGTGTTCTGTCTTTGTCGTTGTGTACAATTATTGCACAATAGCAGTGATTAGGCATTTTTTATAATTTTAGTAGTTAGTAATTGTTTTAAATGATTAAAAACCCTGTTGAATAAAGGTAGGGGTTTCTTTTCCTGTTCAGGTAGCCCCAAAAATTTCTCAGGAGTTCCATCAAACAAGGTGTCGGCTTTTCCTTTTAAACCATATACGCTGGCTACTTTTATTTTGATCTTGTTGTCTTCTAAATAAATAGTGTAGTCGTACTCTTCCCAGCAATCTTTGGTGTTTGGTGGATAGATATAAATATTTCCACACTCTTTTTTAAAGTGCGCTATTAGTTGAGCAGTTAAACAACCCATTCCATTAGCTAATTTTGTTGTATCGCCAGAATATCCATTAACGACTTTAAAATCTTTTAAAAATTCTGCCAGATCGTTTCCGTGTCCTGATAAATACCCATCAAATTGTCGGTACATTGTTGTTAATGTTTTTTTGTCTTCGATAATATGTGTTAAGCTTCTTGTTCCCATTGTTATAGTTTTAGTTATTAAATATATTATAGTTTGTGTATAATATTAGCAAAGATAATTATATTGCGTTAGTATCCAAGCTATTTTGATAGAAATATCCAAATAAAGCACAGAATTAAGCCAATTACAGATATAAAAGCACTCTTTATTTTGTTTTCATATCTCTTTTTTTCTCGCATTGTTACTTCTTTTTTTTCTTTTTTTGTTAAAGGGTTTATGTATTTTTTTATATCCTCGCCTCTCCATTCTAAACTCTTTTCTATACAATACTCGCTACAAAAAATACTCCCTGTCCCATCATCAACAGGCCTGTCTAAATCATCATCTCCACAATTTTCACAATAATAGTTTGTCTTTTTCATATCTTTCATATCCAGCCTTTAATGGAGAAATCAATATTGTAATCTCCCTCGTTAATAATTTCATCTGTAATTTCTTCAATATAGTTTTCAAAGCGATCTGTTACATCATCTCCATTCATTGACATTTTATCAATACAAATTTCTTCGTATGCAGGTTGAAACCTGTCGCCATCTTCTTGTGTATAGGTGTATTGTATTTCTACAATATTATTAGGAGAAATCTCCCAATCAAATGTTAAGTGTTTTGTTTTCATAGTTATTTAGTTTTAGTTATTAGTGTATTGTTTAACCATTTTTCTTATTACTTTCTCAATTATTTCGTCTAATTCTTCCCCTTCATATTTCAAAGTATAGGCCTCAATTATATCTCTTACGTCGCCGTATATATTCTCCGTCCAAATATCTTCAACCTTGTTTATTAATTGTGTTTTTTCCATTGTTATAGTTTTTATTTATTTATTTGTTTTCATAATAATAGCTTTCATACCAGGCATTAAATACTTGAGGGTAGTTGCCTTGTACAAAGTCGTGTAAGTTCATTAACTCCTTGATTTCTTCTCTTAACTCTTTTTTTGTTTCCATGGTTATTGTTTTAAAATGAATTCATTTAATAGTTCTTTGTTGCTGGTATCAAGCATCATATAGAATTGGTAAAAGAGTTCAGTGCCACTCATATTTCTTATAAGGGAATTGTTACTCTCTTTTCTTGCCTGGGTTAATTGTGTAACCAAGATATCCCATTTACCTTTAAGATGTTCTTTAAGTGCTGGGTTGTCTTTCCATACTCTATCAATAAAGTCATAGTGGAAATTGTTAGCATAATAAGTGAATGCTATAATTGGATGTTGTTTTTGTTTTGTTTTCATAGTTATTTAGTTTTAATTAGTTATTTATTTGAAATTCTGTTTTTAATTTGTCTATTTCTTTCTTTAGCTTAATATTATCAGTCCATACATTTATCCAATCATTATCTGTTTTTATCCATATTTTTGAAAAAAATTGTCCGTTTTCTTTTTCTTGTTGAGATAAGTTGTCCCAAAATTCCTCTGCCTCCTGTTTATCGTCGATTTTAAATATGATGTTCTTATAAGTTATTGTATATTCTTTTGCTTTCATAGTTATTTAATTTTAGTTATTTTATTCTATTCTGTTTCTTCTGCGTCTTGTTCACAATTAGGACATTCAAAATTACTCCTATCTTCTACCCAATAGTGACAACCACAATCGGCACATTCAAATTTTTCTTGTTCTATTACTCCGTCATATACCTCCTCCTCATTTGTTATTTTTCCCTCATCATAAATTCTTATTCTTGTGTCATAATCATCCTCAACTTCATATAAAGAAACACAAGTAGTTTTGTCTTCTATACTATGAGCACAATCCATAAATTCTTGTAGTGCAAATTCTTTATCATCATAATTCCCACAAGGAATACAATGTGCCTCTGGATATTCTATTTTTTCTATCCAATACTTTTTCGTTTTATTTACTTCCATTGTTATTGTTTTAATTGGTTTGTTAATTTTTTTAATTTTTCTAAATCCCCAGACATTATTATACTATCGTTAGTAAATAGTTTTCTATGTTCAAATAGGGATCCTAATTTTTTTAGTTCTTTTAGGGCTTGGCCTTCCATTGTTATTTTATTTTAAGTTTATAATTGTCTTTGTCAAATATTCTTCCTGAGTTATAAAGTTCATCTCTAACTCCCAGATAACATACCTCGCCTAAAGTTTGAGGGTTATCAAGATGTGAGAAGTCGTATAAGTGTAACTCTTTTAGCACTTCAATTTGATCTGCATAGTGTGTTAAACTCCAATCCAATTCTTCGTGCAGAAAATCAGCAATTTTATCGTTAAACTCGTCTTCGGTTAAACTCTCGTTTTCTAACTCAAAGTTTAGTTTGTCAATAAAATCATCTTCAAAATCTGTTATATATCCTATTTCCATTGTTATTTTATTTTAAGTTTATAATGTTCTCCCATAGGGCTATCATGATGCGATATGTTTATCTCATACTCATTTTCTTTTATCTTTCTTATAGAGTAGGTTAAGTCGCATTCAGGCGCAATTTCTCTAAATATATCTTCTCCCTTTTTTAGTTCAAACTCTTTATGTCCTGTTCGATTTCTCCAGCCCATATTTTTTCCCTGAACATATATTGTTTTGCCTATATGTTGTCTAAACTCTTCTTCAAGATCTTCTGTAAAAAATACCCAATGATCTTCCCCACTCCAAGAAGCGTAAAAGTGTTCTTCTATCTCTTTGTCTGTTATAGTGGTTGGATCTTTTTCTTCATCTCCTAATATAGATACACAAAATTCCTGTTTATCTCTTTTAAAAAAGTCAATTTCGTTTTCGATATAAGCATTAACATCATAAAATGTTTCCCAGCTTATTACATCTGTTTGTTGTGTTGTAGTTTTCATTGTTATAGTTATTTAGTTAGTGGAAAATATCCAAATTGATAAGTAAAATAAAATACTTAACACCACCAGAAATATTACACCCTGTAATATCTCAAATGGATTTTGTTTGATTTGTTTTAGTAGTTCTTTCATTGTTATTTAGTTTTAGTTAATTCATAATCTTTATAGATTAATGTTGGCTCCTCGTTTTCTTCACACCAGGAGCTATCATCATCTAACACAACATTTTTGTATTTATATTTTCTAATTATAGTTCCCTTAATACATTCTTGTCCTATAACTTGTACTCTGTCTCCAATTTCAAATGTTTCTTGTTTGTCCATTGTTATTTAGTTTTAGTTATTTATTTTCTCTTTAATATAAACCCATAAAGTCAAGCACTCTGTCAAGATCAAACTCATTCGTGCACGTAATTACGATACAATCTGTTTCATTTTCATATTTTAAAGGGTTGTTTCTGCTGGTATACATTATTTTGCCCTTATCATTCAGGTAAAGGTATTCGATTACTCCGTTGGGTACAATAATTTCATCTCCCAGGTTTAATTTTTCTGTATTTCCTATTTCCGTTAAATGTTTTTCCATTGTTATAGTTTTAGTTATTTATTTTTTCTTTAATATATTTTAATGCCATTAGATAACCAAATTGTACTGCCATTTGCGTCAGCACTACATCATTAGATCCATTGTTGGCGTTAGCAAAATTATCTAACGCATCTCTATCTTCTGGCGTGGCCACTAAAGATCTCTCAAAAATCTTTAGTTGTTTCTCTATTATTTTCTCTATTTTTTTTGTTTGCATTGTTATAGTTTTTAATTGTTTTAGTTATCAGATTTATCTTTTATAAATTTAAAATAAGTTTCGTTATCGTCAATAAAATAACAATGCCAAAACCTGTCTTCAGGCCTGATGGTTGGGCTTGATGAATTAGTAATACCATATATATATCCCTTAACATCTTTTCCATTTTTAACATCAATAAACCTGTATTTATATTGATAAAATATTTTTATATCGTTAATTGTAATATCTCTTATCATTTTATTTATTTTAAGTTATTTATTATGTTTCTCAACATCTTTTCCCAAGTATTTTTTAATGGTTTCAAAGTCATAAAAGTTTTCATCACAATTTCTACATACATAAGGATAGTCAATTTCTTTTTCTTTTTCTAACTCATTGTAGCAGTTCGGACATAGTGTTTTAATCCACCACCCATATTTATCGCCCTGTAATGAAAGATCATTCCAATATTTTAAATATTGAGTTTCTAAAAATTCAATATCTTCTCTGTTTAATTTATTATAATTAAATACTTCTCTTGGATTTTTCATTTTATTTATTTTAAGTTATTTATTATTTCAGTTATTTGTGTCCTGGACAACCACCCCACAACATCATCTTCGGCGTCTGTTACAATTTTTCGTGTTGCCCATCCTTTTGAATTAAATACTGCTAGCTCAAATTTAGCATAGTCGTCAGCAGATTTTAAATTTTTGCGTGGTAGAGAGTAAGCACCAAGGCCACCAACTACACTAAAAGTGTATCCATTTTTTATATAGATCCCTTGCACTCCTTGGCTTGTTTTAGTAAATTTTATATTTTTAAATTCCATTGTTATAGTTTTAGTTATTTATTTGTTTTTGCACTTTGAAACGCCAGGGTTTTAAACCCAGGACTGAAAATAATATTCTCAGATTTTTTCGGCGTTTCGCATTTGCTTGTAATTCTTTTATTCAAACAAATCTTTTAAAGTGCATTTTAAGAGGCCGTGTTCGTCCAGCTGGCGCACTGCTTCAAATATTGCGTTCTGGCAAAGTTTATGCTGTGAGACGCTTAATTTGACGTTATCGTTGTAATTGTCAATTACCTTACCGATTGAATTCAGGGCTAATACTTCAGCGTTTGAAAACATTTTATATTTTTTAGTTTCTGGCATAATTTTAAGTTTTAGTTAGGGTAAATTATTGTTGTACCATTATCAAAATGGTAGTTTTCAATTTCTCTCAATTCTCTTTTTAAGCAGTTTTCAGTTAGTGTACTCCTTAATATTATATTATTGTCTTTGCAATAAGAGTATAAGCTCCAACACTCTTTAATAGTTTTGTAAAATACTAATATAGATTTTGCTTTTTGCTCGTATTGTGAGCCGTATCCGTATTGTATAGGCATTAAAAAAGTTTGCTCTGTTTTCATTCCATAGTTTAGAGTAATAGTTCCACAGAAATAAGAATTTCCGTTTACCTTGTCAAACCACTCTTTTGCCTTTATGTCGATTGTTTTAGTTTTTGGCATAATTTTAAGTTTTAGTTATTATTTATTTAGAAAAGAATTTTTTTTCTGTGAATTCTGCAATTTCTCTGTCGTTCATTTCCCTGTTAGAATTTTTTATTTTTCCGAGCTCCTGTTCTAACTTCACGCCCTTTTTTACTAATGCTTCTATAAGGGTTTTATTTCCGTGTTCTTTTGCTCTTTCTTTCCTGATCGTGCTGGATAGATTGGAGAGTATTTCATCAATTCTCTCTTCTCGTGTTAGTGGGGTTTTTACTTGTTTTATTCTTGTTGTCATAATTATAAGTTTTAGTTAATATTTATCTGTTATTTTATAGCATCAGCATCTTTACAAAGATATTTTTTGTTAGATATTAGCTGGTTTAGTTTTCTTTCTTTGTTATCCTGTATTGATTTGTCTAATTGTATTAAATACAATCTAAAAGGAATAACAACAAGGTTGTTACATTCACTGCAACAACTCCCTTGTTCCATTGTTTTAATTGGCTCAGGATTATTGCCCCCTGTAAATTCTTGTTCACAGATTACGCATTTTTGGTTTTTGTGTCCCATTGTTATAAGTGTTAATTAATATTTATCTGTTATTTTATAACCATCTACTGAAATTTCGATTTCACAAATTTCATCTTGAGCGTCTTTGTCTGTAATTCCTAACTCCGATAAAAAATAGTTCCACTCGTCTTTATCTTTAAAATAGCGTTCTAAAAATGTTATTTTGTTTCTCATTGTTATAGATGTTAATTAATATTTGCTTGCTCTGTTTCTGCTTTTGCTTCATCAGGTTAGGCGCGCACCTAACGACAGAAAAGCCCCCAGACAGATCAACTCTCTGGAGGCCTTTATTTTAATTCAAATCTTTTAATTTATATACTTTATCAGCTATTTTCTGACGTGTTTGTGCGATATTCTCGCCCAAAAAATGATTTCTATACTTCCCTGTCGTCCTGGAATAGTCCCAGGCGTTACGATCTAATATAGTAGGTTTATTGCCGTAAGGAATAAACGCAATAATGCTATTATAACTCTGAAAATAAACGCCTTTATTCGTTCTAATTTCAAATTGATTTGGAATTTTATTTCCGTTGTAACTTGTCATGTTATTGACTTTAATTTTTGTTATCATAATTATAAGTTTTAGTTAATATTTAGTTATATATATTTTCTCGATCTTAAAATTTGCCTTAGTATCTAAGTAAGTTTTATAATTGTATTTTGCTACTTTTACAAATTTTCTCGCTTGATACAAGTTCCTAAAAGTATCTTGTCTGCCATTTATTAAATTGGTTACTAATATTATAAATTCCATAATGTTTAATTTTTAGTTTCTAAAATGGTATTAAATGCCTGATCTAATATATTTTTAACTCTTGTTACAGCTTTAGTGGTTGGATAAACTTCAGCATATCGCTCCACCCCATAAAGCAAGATTAAGATGTCTTGCATTGATAAACTTGTTGTTACTCTTTTTTCCATAATGTTTAAATTTAATTAATATTAAAATATAATACTGATAAAGATAGTTAAAAAGATGTGCAAATCTTATTATTATTTAAGTTATTTTTAAACGTATATTCTCGCATTCTTATAAATTGTTGAATGTCAAGCACTTACACCGATTAAATGCATTGTTTTTGTTTATGGTTTTTTTGTTTCGGCCTGGGATTAAAGGGAAGGCCTGACTGCCTTAACCCCCCCTGAAAAAAGACAGCTGCGCTAACAGATAGAAAATGGGCCACAATTTAAAACAATTCAAACACTCATATTTTATTTATATGTCTAACGAGCTGGGATCCTGCCGAGGATCCAGGCCAGGATCCAGGCCAGGATCCAGGCCAGGCCGACGAGCTGGAGGCAAGGAAAGGAGCGCATCCAGGACGCCCAACACCCCAAGAAAAAAAGGTAAAAAATTCCAGAAAAAAATTTGAACTTCATTTTTTCAACTAAATAAAAATCATTTTCTTTTAGGGGGGTAGCAACTGTATAATGTAGTATAACCCTAAACCCCAGTATATCTAAAAAAAATTTATTATCTTTACATAAAATTAAAAACTATGAGTTACAAAGACGGTAAAAGAATTTCTCCCAGCAGATCAACATCAGATTACGTAGAAGGCTTGTATGTTAAAGACGGGAGATTAATTAATGACAGACCAACGGGTATGTCAGGAATTGAAGAAGCTGCAACACGCAGACAACAAATGAAAAAACAATATAAGATCGACACAATCGCTGACGGCATTGAAAGAGCAAAGATGCGCATGGACGATGATAAAAATATCTACGAATTTTAATTTCCCTTTGTTTGAGTAGTAGTGAAAAGTAGGGTTCTTTTATAGAATCCTATTTTTTTTGTTATAATTCAACATTAAAATGTTATAAATATGTTGACTTTATGTTAACTTTATTTTATCTAACTTATTGATTTATAATACTTTATCTTAATATTTTATTATTTATGTTAACTTTATAGTATAATAATATAAATAAAATAAATACTAAAGAGTTAAATTACTGTATAGTTAAGAAGTCAAGGAAAACTCAACATTCAACATATGACATTTAAAATATAATTTGTATATTTGCTTCTTAATTAAATTTACTATACTATGAGTAATTCGGGATATATTCCTAAAGACATTTGTTTCGATGATGAAGGAAGAAAAAAACTAATCAAAGGAATAGCTACAATCTCAAAAGCGGTCAAGTCTACATTAGGACCGCGAGGAAAAACTGTCCTCATAGAATCTCCTCAGCATACCAATAACATTACTATTACTAAAGACGGCGTGACTGTTGCACGAGCAATAGAGTTAATCGACCCCGTTGAGAATCTGGCTATTCAGATGATGAAAGACGCAGCTAATAGAACAGCCAACGCAGCAGGCGATGGAACAACTACAGCAATTGTCTTGACTGAAGCTGTTATTATGGCGGGAGAAAAATATATAAGCCCTGAACATAATATTACCGAAGTAGTTAGGTATATTAATTACTATACCAACAATACTGTTGAGATGCTTAAAAAAGAATCCCAAAAAATTTCTAAAAGAAAACTATTAGACGTAGCTACAATATCAGTT